GTTTCCCAGTCACGACTCAACGCCATGCGGTCTTTAGCCCATATAATTTGGCTACGCATCTCAAAACCTGCGCTTTCTAAGCTAGTCTGCACCTCACTGGCATGCCGGTCGGCATGCCAGCAGTAAGCAACATTAGCAGGCGATAATTCCCATGCTTCAGTCCAATCCGCACGATCATCGTTCTGGACTTTGCCCATTTTATTCTTGTTTTTGTTGATACCTACCGCTGCGCGCCATTTGGGATCATATTCAACGCCATACGGTGGGTCTGTAACCATTAAAGCGGGCTCATTCCCACCCAGCAGCCGCTCCACATCATCGTTATTCGTACTGTCACCGCAAAGCAGCCGGTGCCGCCCAATCTGCCACAGTTGTCCATGCTCAACGCCCCACTTAACGCGCAATTCTTCAGCCCTGTCTATCTCCGCTTCTGGTGCTTCTTCTGGATCACTAGCAAAGCCTACCTCCTTTAGTAATTCATCTACATCGTCGCCATCAAAACCAGTACCCAGTAATCCCTCATCAGACAGCGCCACCGTCTGTAATAACTCTGCCAAGACCTCATTATCATACGTGGCCAGGTCGCTGTGCCTATTGTCAGCTAGTAGTATCTTGATAGCGTGCATTTCGCTATCTGTCTTTATGAGCTGCACAGGAATCTTCTCCATGCCAAGAGCAACAGCAGCCTTTACACGGTGATTACCCGCTAACACGCGCATGTCGCGTGCATCTACTATTACTGAACCATAGAACCCGTTCTCTTTGTACGACACAGCAAGCGCACCAACATCACCCTGGCGCGGATTTGCTTCGTGCAATACCAAACGATCAACAGGGACAACAGACGGAGGGCCGTCGTTGAGCAGCTTTATAATGTCGCCATCTTTTGTCTCTATGACTGCTGGATAATTATTCGCCATCTCAACGCTGCTGTTTGTCTAGTCTTTCGTTTATATCACCTAAGTAAGTCACTACCAACGCTAATAAAGCATTTGTCATTTCTCCCATAAAAAACAACGTAATGGCTAATCCACTAAAGGCAATCAAAAAACCAAGGTGAAAATAGCCACTCCAGACTTCGTGCTTTAAGGCTTTAATCTTTCGGTCTAATTCTTCAACCATCACCCAGCCTCCCCATACATAGCTTTCTCAGCAGCACCAGGCAGCCAGCTATTATCCAGCGCTGGCACCGGTTCGCGTACTTCCTCCACAACGCGCCTGGTTACTTTCTGCTGCACCGGCACCGGCTTTTCTTGACTCCAGTTATTGTAGTACTCCTGCATGTTACTGATCATCTCAGTACATACAGTTGCAATGTCTTTTAGATTGCCTCTTTTCGCGTATAGCTTCGATGCAGCAACATCTGCTAAATACTGCCCTTGCTTCTCGATCATTTCAGCTAATCGTTCTCCTGGCGTTGGCAATTGTGGAAGCTCTGTAAGATTGTGCTTTGTGCTCATATCGGGGAGGTTAGTTAAATGACTGAAAAGCCTGGTCTTTAGAGTGCAGTTTGACAGGATACTCACGCGCATCATATTCCAGCGTGCGAATAACTACATTAGTGCCGCTGTGAAAGACGCTATCGCCGGTAAGTGTAAAGCACCAGCCTTGCGTACCGTCGTCTATTATGAAACCGTGCTCTATCTGCCCATCCCAATCGGCTGACTGATAGGCTACGTGTTCCACGGTTAGAAACTTTTCAGGAATTGTCAATGCTGCTGGATAGGTTGTTTGTGACAGAATTGCAGCAGTAGGGGGGACGTGCTCACATAGGTACATATATCCTATGTGCTACAAGATACGAAAATTTACTGTTTTGGTTCTTGGGTTAGTTCATCAACAAGCTGCTTAAGTGTTCCTAGCTTCATTTGCCCATCTTGCCTCATGAGTTCGCGCCTCTTGATTGTAATCTGGTCTCCAAGTTTTGCTCATAATTCACCCTTTGTCGTCTGTAAGATTTCTACCATCTCCCATTTCGAATCTATTTATCAGCCTGAACATATATTTCATCACTTCATCAAACGTATGGTCTTTTTCCTGATAGCCATTGTCGTATGCATAATGAATCATTTCGCCAAGCGATTTCATTGGACTGTGCCTGTCTTCACTTGGGCCAGTAGATTTAAACTGATCTAAAAGTCGCTGTTCAGGAGTTAGCCAGCGTATTTCAAAAGGACCTATTCGCACAGTTTGACTCGTTTATTATTCGCTCTATTCATTTTGCTTTCGATAACGAAGACTTATCAAAACCTATTGATGTACATCCTTAACCAAATCGATGTAAACAGGCTCGCCCCATATTTCGGAAAATAGTTCCTTTATCTTTGCTTGCGATTCAGTACCTACAATCTCCCCATCTTCATCATGGATATTAATCGTTGCTACATTGTCAGGAAATCTCCTGTGCTCTGCCGTGTGTAAATAAACTTCAATTATCATTTTTGCCTCCTTTAGTTTACCTATATTTCATTCGGGTTTCCAGTTCTTTAAGGCCCCATTGCGCTGAAGCTATTTCGCCATCAGCAGTCCAATCTTTGTCGATCTCTTGCCTTATCTCTTTTATCATTGCCAACCATTTGGCATCGCGCTCTTCTAAAGCATCACTCACTTCCATGCTGTGTTCTTCAAAACTTCTGCAATACATATGACCTCCTTTAGTTTTCCGCCTTTGTGGCGGTGTTAGATAACCTCTGTTGTTCTTCTGGGCTATCGATTGTCATTGTATAGCCGCAGCACTTAGGCCATCCGTGTTGCAAGGAATACGCAGGGTTTACTTTCTGTGTGCCCCCGCACTCCCTGCACCAAACTTGTCCGCGCTGAATACTTGGATGCGTGTACTCGGCTAATATGTTATAAAATTCTGAATCGTTCATGGTTGCCTCTTTATTTTCTCAAGCCCCTATAAGTGACAATATCAAGGCTTGGAATCAGGCCATGAATCTGGAGTTAGCTTCATGTTTTTATCTAAGAAGGATGGCCTTGTCTGTGGTACACAGTCTAGATATGCTACAACCTTCACTGGGTCGCTATCATCTTCTAGGTGATGATCCTTACGCGCGGTATAAACAACCCAATATGGACTATCTTTATCACCAGCAGCATACCTGACATATCCAAGCCTCGGGAGAAACTCTTCTTCAATCCAGACTAATACAGTCTTTCTTTCTGGAGGCAGCCAATCAGGATCAGCTACCCAATATTTCCCTTGATCATCCTTAACAGGCTGCATTGTGCGCACCCAGTCGTCACTGGACTTTGTTTTTGACCTATTTCCCATACCGTACCTCCGTTAATCCACCCCAGCTATGCCGGGTGTGGGGTGTTGCTGGTTTCTGTTATTCAGGATTGCAAACTTTACAATTAGCGTTTGGGCAATCTCTGTTTATAAGCCCAAACAGATACTCCTGAACCTCGTCATATGTATGATGATTTTCCTGATAGCCATTCTCAAAAGCCCATCCCAACATTTCACTAAGTGATCTCATAGGGCTGTGTCTGTCTTCTCTGGGTCCAACGGACTTAAATCTAGCCAAGAGTCTCTCTTTGTTGCTAAGAAATCGTATTTCAACCGGGCCTATAATCAAACCTCAAACCTCTTTATTTAACTTTCGATATGGTAATCATATCAAGAGCTAGGCTGTTTTCATTGCAGGATCATTGAAACCCATATGATGCAAATCCTTTGACAGATGCTTCCTGGGGTTAACCTTGAATGATTTCTTGACAGCCCATGCATTATTAGGATATTCCTTTGCAACTACCTGTGCGAAAACCAGTGCTGCATTCTTCATCTCACTGCAAGGCTCTGTGCCATCGGCGTATATGTCGTATTGATACTCTTCATCTAGACGTTCTATGATATTTTCTAGCACACTTTCAGCAATATCTTCTGGAGTCCTCATGGGCTTAGGATGCCATTCGAATATTTCCAGTTCTTCAGGCAAGCGCTCGACTCGCCAATAGTCATTAGCCCATGATTCAACAACTTCGTCTATGTCCTGGTGGCTCAAGACCTCCGGATCTTCATCTATCGAGTAATAAATTTCCATACCTACAACCCCAATCGTTTAGTTGGATTATCTTCCGAAAACTGCGTTCCTGCCTCTACATACTCATCGACAATGCGCTGCGTCTTCCAGCGTCCATGACGCATCACAATTCTATCAGGCTCACCATTGCGCGCCATCTGCGTAGCGCAGCCCCGGCGCAAGCTGTGACCGCTTACCGCGCTTGCGTTGAGCCCTGCAATGCTGGCGTAGTTCTTAACGATCGTCGCTATTGATTGCCCTGACATTGCTTTTGTGCCGTCTCCTACGTTGCCGTGCCTGTCTACGCGCTGAAAAACGAACCCTGAACGAATACCAGCCGCCTTTATCCAGGCTTTGATTGCATCAACCGGGCAAAACCTTTCTTGCTTATAAACCGGAATCTCTACGCCTGCGTTGTTCTTGTCGCCTTTGGTCTTGAACAGCGTGATTACAATGCCCTCGTCAGTAAAGCGGATTTTATCTATCTCAATAGCTGCAATTTCACTACGGCGCATAACGCCTGTAAACCCGATTAGCAGAATAGCCTTATCTCTAAGCAGGGTGAGCCTGTCTTTTGCTGTAGCGTTAACAAGTGCGCCGTCGATATACTGACCAATCTTTACCAGGTCACCAGCCATAACCGGCGCCACCTTTTTGCTACTCGAGCCGTGCGTGTTTCTTATGCCGCCCCACACTGAACGTAGCGGCTCGTCCCTTAGTCTTACCGGCGTGTCGTGTCCAGCGGTCTTATGCGCAACACTGATTGCGGACATATAAGCTACAAGCGTATTGTACTTACGGCTTTCTGCCATATCAGAGACAAACAGCGCTACCGTATCGATAGTACACGGCAATGATTCTACGCCCTTGTCTTTGCACCAGGCAATGAACACGCCCCACCCTGCCCTATACGTCCGCTTGGTGTTCTTTCGCAGGTTCTCACTTGCGTAAGCCTTGGCTTTCCGTGCTGGTCCCTGGAGCTGTGCTGGTAATGCTGCGCTGTGTTGCTGGAGGCTTTTCATGCTACTTTGTTTTCTACATTAATGCGATATCCGTAATAAACTTGCAGCAATTGTTCAACTTCCATCCGTGTTTCAGAGTGAATCTTTATTCTGTCTCGATTCTTTCGATACCACTGAGCAACATCCCAATGTCCATTAATAGCGCGTCCGGCACTTGCCCAATCAGCAACCATTTCACGAACATACTTCTCAGGCATAGGCAAAACTGCTAATCCGCCATCTTCTTTTTGCATGACCCAGTATTGCCAGTGATGCTTATTACGGTTTTGATGATATAGCCAAGCCATATTGAAACGCTCATCTACAAATTGATCATCCGATATAGTTTCTTCTTCACGATAGAAATAATCAACATAAGCGAACCACTCAGAAGGTAAAAACTTACTCCAATCATGAATTATCAATCTCCACAAAGGGGCACGCACTTTTAATCCAGCTACCAACACAAACCACTTATGCCGAATTAAATATCTTATATATTGCCAATGTGATTTCATATGTCTATTTCCTATCCGTCGCCTTATCGACTATATGGTTTAGCGATTAAGCTGGTACTTCCTGTTCTAGATACTTAGCTATCCTGCACAAGTGCGCTAACCCGTAATTCTCATATTGCATCAAGTCACCAATCTCCTCCAGGACATCGTCACCCAATAGCCAAAACCAATTGGTGTAGTGATACATGGAACGACCTGCAGAAAGCCCCCTTTCACCATGAGCCTTTTCAAATGCAAAGTCTAAATAATCTATCATCTCATCCTTAACATTTTCTTCCGTCAACTGTCTTGGCAATTTGTCTGCCTCCCAGTCTGCAATAGTTACATCCTCTTTCAAAAACTGCTTTGCATTATCAAAAGACAGGTATTGCAATAAATCCATTACTACCATACCGAAAAACATGTCTTCCTCATTAGCCTTAATTCTGTCTATAATTTCTTGTTGTGTTCTCATATTCAGCACCTCCGTGCTTGTGGTTAATAGGTCATCAAAAACCGCTTGCTTCTAAATTCCCTGTAAGTCATCCGGCGCAGATTCTTTCTCAAGCTACCGGTTGCTTTGTGTAGCCTAATCATGGCTTTTACGATATCTTTATCCATTTCATTACCTCTTAGTTTGCTTTCGATAAGGCATTATTTAGGAAACTTACCCTTCGTTTACGGACTGCTATTCGGAAGCGATAGCTGCTGAATGCAGGTTAAGACCAACGTTGATCGCCATTTTTGCAATATCGTCCGAATACAGGTACACAGATGCTTCTTGCTGCATGTGCCAGTCTGCAACTATGAAATAAGCGTAGCAAGGAAATCGTTTAGGCTCTTCGAAATACTCGCACCCTACGAAATGATTTTTGCGTGCCCATGCTTTCCACGCTCGTCTTGATCTCAGATATTTCATAATTCAGTTCTCTTTTTAAATCTCGGGGGCGGTTTCTCGATTCGTTTACGGGCTGCTATCTGGAAGCGGCTTTAGTTAGCTCTTTCCCTAACCACGATCCGCATTTATTTTGAAAACATCTCCACCAACCCGTAGCGCCTTCACAAATATCGCACTTGACATTATCATCAGGATAAAGGCAGCAGCAGGTATCTTCACCGCAATCATGGTGTGTATATCCATCACAGCAGTTAGTGCAGTCTTCCCAGTCTAAATCAAGCTCACAGACTGGGCATTGAGGACCATAATCTATTTCCATTGTTTTCCTCTTTAGCTCAAGGGGCGGTTTCTCGATTATCGAAACTGATTCGGTTATGGTGTGCTATTCGGAAGCGGTTTTGGTCTCTTTCTTGAAGTACTTTCTCATCATCCTGACACCATTGTGCCTGTATATCTGTAGCATAACAGCATTGTCAGGAGCAGAGAGCATCGCTTTAGTTGCAGATACCATAGTATTGCATCGTCTATGAGAAGACCCTGGCCCATCAAACTCTTTTACCCATCTTCTCCCGGCCCACCAATATCCGGATACATTGATGGTATAATATATTTTGCGCTTTCGTCTTGACATAGTTTTTTCTTATTTACCTCCGGGGCGGTTTCTCGATTATCGAAACTGATTCATTGGCTTCTATACTTTTCCTGTATTTATCCAGTCTGAATCACTCTCCATGAAATCCTCATTTAGCTCTAGTGCGAACGCGTGGTACAAATCAGCATCACTTAGTATTTTCAATTTCTCGATATCACGATGGTGATTCTTTTCTTTTATGTAGAAAATCGCCATTTCCCTATCCTTTGAAGATAGCTTGTGCGTACTACTTGGCAATGAGGCACTGATTAATCTTGAGACCAGATCCTTGTGCATTCCAGACATAATAATTTCTTTTTATCTTTTAGCTAAAAGGGGCGGTTTCTTAAGCTTCCTTTTTTGTCCTGGTTATCACATAACCAAGCGCAACACCAAAGCACATCAGGAGCACCAGATACAACGATCAGCACCACCGCTTCCATCGGGCTCAGACTGTCAATAAACTCAGTCATTACCACCCCGCAATAATAAGATTCACGGCCTCCTCGTTAACGGCTGCCACTGTTAACAGCGCAGCAACGAGCCACGCAACAAGCGTAAATGTCTTTTTCATAATCTCAGGGGGTTAGTTTGTTACCAGCTCCCGCGCAAGCGCAGGAATGCAAAATTCTTTTGTGTACTCTAGCCACTCCAGCACCGGCTCGCCGCCTACATACCACACGGCGCCGCTGCTATGCCAGCTCATCGATATCATGTTAAAGCGCGCCCTACCCCACACCGAATAATAGTCCATACCCTTAAGCATGCACGCATACAATAGCTGCGCTTCCATCTGGTCAACATCATACGACAGAACGTCTTCAGGCTGTGCTATTTGGGGCTCGGCTGTCATGGCTTTATCATCTTAAATTCAACTACCCATACCCAAGGATTAACATCCCACCCAAAGCCACGCTTTTCGTTGATTGAGTTCCATAAGTCGATCCAAGCCTGATCCAGGTCAAAACCGAAAAACTGCTCACTTGAAAATTTACTACGATTGAACCATTCATAGTCAGAATACTTAAGCACAATACCCTCTGCGACCATGTCTTTTTCACTAATATCCTGTACCCGCTCAACACGCACGTCGGTTACTTCAAGCTGAATGCGAGACGCCCACCGGGGCATGTGGATTGATGGCCTAGATTTGCCTAAACTCGTCTTCTCATCTCCCCATTGCCGATAGTGCATATCAGCGATGTACCACAAATCAGCCAAAGGATGATTTCCGTCATTATAGCCTGCATAATGCGCATGTACGGCAATCTCGGCAGGTGAAGTTTGATCTAAACTTAAGCTAGTAGCCCAAGTCTCCCGAACCCAAAGCTGATCTCCTGGTTTGCCGTAGGGATTGTCTAGCTCAGGCAACCAACCACTATCTGTTAGTGCCTGCCCATTGTCATGTAGAATGATTCTGGATTGCGGCTTGACTACCCGACGCGTCTGCGTCTTTCTACCATCAAGCACAGCCCGAACCATCTCGCCAGAAAAAAGTATCGGTTTTTCTCTTACAAGTGTTTCCATGTTTCACCTCTCCAAATGCTTAAGATTGTACTGTAATTAACACAAGCAAGATGAGCTATTTCACATGCAGAAAGCCCACTATCTTTTAGCCTCTTGATAGTCTTAACTGCTTTTCTATCCAGCTTGGATGAGCCAGATTTTTCACCCTTAGCAGTACGACCGTGTCGCGCCCTGTCTTTGATGTTTTCTTTTGCTGTTGCCCACCTCAAATTCTCTACTCGATTATCTCCTGGATCTCCATTCCAATGTGCTACTTGTTTTCCCTTTGGACACGGACCAACAAAAGCTTCTAAAACAAGTCTGTGAACAGCAAAACCCTGTTTCCGCTCCTTATTCCTTAATGTGACATAGCAATATCCTTTGTTCTGAACATACTGACTCATCATTTTGTGGAAGTACCCAGAACGATAGGTACTCAAGGATCTTACACGACCCTTATTTGATACCTCATACCTATTCTCAAAACCCACTACAGGCTTCCATATCTCGCTATTGAAGAGAATTGGGCGCTCTTTTGCTTTCGTCAGAGTTTCCATATCACCCCTCCCCTTTTGGTGTTTTGATTTCAGTGTCGATGTATTCAACTTTCCATGCACGGTAACCAAGGCATTCCAGTACATCGATTAAAATTCCTGGGTATAAATCACAAGTCAAAGCCAAGTGTAACATTCGGTAAGTCTTGCCAATGCACTTGGCAATTTCCTTTTTTGTTAGCCCTGACTCATCCACCAGCCTTGCAACCGTTTTATATGCGTCCTTCCTATCTAATTTAGGGAGCTCTTCAGTTGCCTTTATAATCGCTTTTCTAGCCATCAATCCACTCAATTTTCTGTATTTATTACTGCTTACAGTGTATGAAACATTTAGTTTCACAGTGAAACATAATATTTCATATCACAAAATGCAAGTAGCAAACAAAAAAACCCACCACCGGCTAACACGTTTGCACGTGCTAAAGCCAGCAGCGGGTTATGCTTCCCATCCTCTCGTTAGAGATTCTATTTGTACTGCGTGCGTCTTTTCTTTTTCCAGTTCTTTTGCGGCTTATGCCAGTAACAGTATCCCTGGTGAGGGAAACACCAAGAACATCCTCCGATCGCAGTGTTTATTATCCGGGATATCTGAACACCAGAAATTTTAGAAGGGATATCTGGAAATCCATGTTCATCCTTTCCGAACAAGTGATACAAAAGCCTATTCGTTTTCATACTGCCTCCTAGTTAAGTATTAACTAGAAAACAGCGCTTCCTTTCGACTTAGGTTTTGGATTTGGCCTGGTTAAAACGTCGTCATCATTTATGTCATTAGTCACGATAGGTAGCATGCCTCGCAATCCTCCAGAAGCCATCCACGCCGCCCTCGGCAGCGGTAACTTCTACGTAATAGGTAACGCCCTCTGATACGGCTAATGCCTTGTCAATCGTTGCGCGGTAGATGCCGTCAGATGCCGCCACATAATCCATTGTCACCGGAAACGTGACGCCAGACACAGCGCTACCACTCCCATCCTTGATGGTACAGGTAACGGTAGCGCTGTTCTGATAGCTGCTGTCGATAGCGTTCTGCAGTCCTGTGAGCGTCACAACCGTATCATTTCCGATATGTATTTCAGCAGATACGCTCATAACTATGCACCGTCATCGGCCATTGTGAATGTTGCCGTTACTTTCAGCGTATCACCTGACTCAACAGCGCGGTTAGAGCTGAAGGCGCCAACGGCGTAGAGCGTGCCAGTAGTGCCGCTCTTGGTGTTGTTTGATACCAGGAATGCGCCGCCAACAGTGTCGGTCGCGTTGATCGTGAAGTCAGCCGTTGATGCACTATTATCTACGGACTGGCTTGATACGCCGCCATCTGACCACGTAATGCGGTTTGCATCTGAGTAAGGCACAGCCTCAACCCACCCCGAATGAGATGACATGGTGTCTGCCTCTGCGATGGTTGGCGAATCGTCAGTTAGCCCAACGTACCAGGTTGAAATCTGCGTGCCATTTGACAATCCAACGTCAAGCAAATAATCCTGACCAGCTTCGGTGATGACGTTCTGGTAGTCTTCTACCCATTTTACGTTGCCGTCTTTGTCAACACAGGTGATCCGCCAATAGCCCTCAGGCTTTGCCCTGCCTACGAGTCCTTTTTGCATTACAAGCCCGCTTTCGAACGCATCGCTTGTCTTTCCTTTTCCTACTAACATGTTATTATGGATTTGTTGTGACGCTACCGGTGAGCGCGTCTGTTGTTGAAGTGCTGCCACTTAGCGCGTCCTGAGTTGCTAGCGTCCCAGCGAGCGCTGAAATGATGCTAAGAGTGGCAACGAGATAACCGTTTAATCCTGGGATTGTGAACGAATCGCCAGAACTTGCCCCCTCCGTAATCGATGCCGCAAGCACAAGTATTGCTGACCACGAGTCGCCAGCAACCGCGCCCTCGCTGATTACGGAGTTAAGTATTAAATTTTGTGATATGCTCTCCCCTGCCTGCGCGCCCTCGCTTATGGCCTTGGCCATCTCAGCGATTGCCGCAAACGCATCACCCGCCGCTGATCCTTCGGTGATTGACTCGTTATAAGTGCTTACACCTGACTCGACGGCGGCAGCGAATGTATCACCCGCCTGTGCGCCTTCAGTAATGCTTTTGGCCAGCTCAAGCGCGGCGGTGTAAACATCTCCTGCGCTACCGCCCTCGCTGATGCTGGCGAGCATAAACATAGCAGCCACAAAGCTCTCCCCTGCCTTGCTGCCCTCGCTTATAGCGTCGTTTATCGTCCCGTCTACCGATTCGGCGAAAGTGTCTCCCGCCTGCGCGCCCTCGGATATAGAGGCGTTCACTATGAGCGTATTAGCCCACGATTCGCCCGCCTGCGCCCCTTCCGTGATCGATGCAAGTAGCACCGCGAGCGCCGTTGTTGTGTCGCCTGCGCTCGCGCCCTCTGAAATGCTTGCTGTTAGGTCGGCTATCTTACCTGTACTATCCCCTGCGCTGCTGCCCTCGGTTATGCTGACATTAATTTCCAGGTTCGCTGTCGTACTATCGCCCGCTTCTGCGCCTTCACTTATAGAAGTGTTGTAAATAGATCCTGCCGCGCTAAATGAATCGCCCGCCGCCGACCCCTCGCTGATACTTGCGCCCATCTCAAGCACCGCGCTAAATGTCTCGCCTGCGCTGCCGCCTTCCGAAAAGCTGACCGGCACCGTTAGTGTGCTTGTTATGGTCTCCCCCGCCTCTGCGCCGTCGCTTACGCTTTCGCTGTACTCAGTGCCACCTGCCGCCGCCTTAATAAACAGCGTACACGCCGTCTTATAAAAGCCCGTTGAAATCGTCCATGTGTCATCGCCGTATGTGGTGGAGTTGTCACCCGTCTGCGACTTGCTCGCAATGGCGCACCCGCTGCCATTTGACTGCGCTACGCTGTTGGTGTTTGACGTACCGCTGGGATAGGTCCCGACCGTCATGCCCTTATCCTGCCCTGCCAGGTAGACCATCAAATAATCATCGCTCTCAGGCACGGCGCCTGCGCTTGATGGATCAGTGCCTGTGCCCTCATCACGTATCGCCGCCAATAGTGGCGTTGTATCGTTGTCGCCACCGGAGACACGAAACATGATGGCCGTCATCTCCTCCGACGTGGACCATGTAAGGTTAACAGATCCTGTTTCTGTTCCGTCTGCTACGCGGCCCAGCAAGCAGCTCGTGATTCTATTCGATCCGCCCGCCGTTGTTAGCGGCCCGTCGATAACGGTGAACCCGCTTACCGCGTGGCTTGATGTAGTTCTGTCACTTGTCGCCCATACGTATAGTTCATCCCCTGACGCTATGCTACTGGGATAGGTCAATGATAGCGACGTGGCGTTGCCCGTCGCGGCGGTGGTACTTGATTCAAATACAGGGGCAGCCATTAGGCTAACAGTCTGAACCCATGAGTATGGGGATAGAGCTTTTGTCGCTAGAGATGCATCAGGGGGAAATGCTGTAAAAAGAAGGCGGGGCCAAACTTAGCAAGAAAACGCGAGAACCAAGGCTCTACCCCGCCTTCGTATCGTCTTTCTAATATACCAAAAATTGCACACATGTTCCTTGTGACGCATGTGCACCATATATAAAGAAACCCCGGTTAAGCCCTCATCAAACCTAACCGGGGTTTACACCCACCATAGCACTAGAACGTGCCTGAGATATGCTATTGGCCGCGCCTGGTGTTGACCCTTTGTGTACCCGGCGTGCCAGATGTGCTTTTACTGAGATGATTGCTTTCCTAACACATAGGAATTAACACATATATTCAAGCTATTGCTAAATGGTTCAAAGATTGCGCCAAAAGCGCACCGCCTTACGGGGAAACTGCCCACAAAAGAAAACCCGACGAAGCCGAAGCCGCGCCGGGTTAAGATCACAAAACCGTTAAGGTTTATATATAATAATACGGGGAATAGTAACTGTTAGTTATAGCAGATTTGGGTCAATCATCAAAAACATAGATAGCAATCATCTCCCCTTTCCTATTGGCCGCTGTACCTATCAGCGCCTGCGCTACTTTCGCCCCCGTCTTTGGGTCTGTTATCCCTACAATTAATACGCCATTGGCACCAAGTTCTGCGGCTTTCGTCCTGGCCAGTTCATACTGCTGGCTTTCATTTGTCCAGCCGTGATCGCCTTTCGTGTATATGATCGCCACCTTTTCGAACTCGTTTGGTATATCCTCCTCCGACAGATAGATAGTAACATCCTCCGGCGCAAGTACCGGATAGTTCTTACTGCTTAACTGTGTAACGCTGGCCGTAAGGCAGCCCGATAGCATAAGAGCGGTAATTATGACGGTGAGATATTTCATAATTAAGTAATTACTAATAAAAAAGAATAAATGAATGTGGTAAAACGTCTTTAATATAGACGATGTTTTTTTATCTTTCTGTCCAAAATTGTGCATCTACCCCTGTTCGGCGTTATAGCTATTTCGCCTACATGCACCTGAAACCGCTTGTCCTGGGTGCTTGCACCACCCTCGGCCTAGCGGCTAACCCTCGATTAGCTTTTGCTGATTGGGGGTTCTTGTTTTTGTTCTTGTGGCGGGGCATAGCCACCTCCGTCCTTCCTCAGTGCGTTCGATATCCGGGCGACCAGTTCTACATTTCTTAGAACACCATCAATCTCACTTACTAAGTCCGTTACTCTTACCTCGTACACCCCGCCCCTATCATTGATAAGGACATCCATAGCTCCCTCCGGTACTTTCTGAGCAACAATGTTAAGAATGCGCTTTAACATTTCTTTGTCAAAGCCCTTAACAACTACAGCATCAAATTTATCACCTGCATGCGTCTTTTCGCCTATCTCTGCGACCGTGTATTTACCTAATTCACGAGGGGGATTTTCCCCTGACATATTCTGGTCATGTGCAGAGGTATGTGCAACTAATCTCCCTGTGCGAATAGCTGCCTCACTACGCCCCATATTAACAAGCTTACGCACTACCCTTTCCGCGCCTTTTTCAGAAAAGCCATTCAATATGCGGCTAAATGTAGACTCATTTTCACCTAGCGCCCTGGCTAGTTCTGCTGCATTTCCTGCATAATCTGCATCGACAATCTCTTGCAATGACTGCGTTATGCGCAATATTTCAGGCTTAATCCGAGCCATCTTACAATCGTTACAGTTTCGTTACGTGCATTGCTTGCATTCCCTGCATTACATGTATATATTATTGATGTATCGAGGATATATAATCTAAACCAAAACAATGCCACAACAAAACAAAGATAACACGAATACACACGCAGTGCTTTTGCATTTAGACAAAAAGATCCACGAAGACGCAAAGGCAATAGCGCAAGCTGATGAGCGACCTGTGGTTTATGTGCTTAGAAAAGCCATTGAACGATGCCTACCAGCAATGAAAAAAGAATTTGGTGTTGCCTCCTAAGGTCACGTAAATAAAAAACGACTCCCCCGTCTGGAAAACTTGGAAGTCGCTTCTAACCCTCAAAAGAGGTTTAACTATGAAAGAATATACATTAAAATCTGTAAAAGTTTCAACAACCCCTGCTGAAACTAAAGCAAATCCCCCGGAGAAGACTTCTCGTCTTCAACATTTCAAGCTAGTTGCTGGAAAGAAGGAGCACACGTTCAAGCTCACTCGGATCAGCGACGCCCAGTCAAAAGATTACTTTTTGACGCCTGCTAATGAACGCATACCTGTCGCTACAATCGACAGCCTCATGCGCCAAGGCCACGTTCGGCATAGCATGTCGATTGACTACAAGCCGAGCACACAGGCGGAAGTCCTAAGCGACTGGGATCTGTTCTATAACAACGATCTAGCGCCGCACAGAAACCGCGCGGCATAAGCACATGCCAACAGCAATCTTTTGGGCATATCCGGCTTCGTTCGCCGCTGCCCTACTAATCCCCTATCTCTACGAATACCTACACAGAAAACGCCATGTACGACACAGCCGATCTATATGACATCAACGAAATTAGCCAGCAGCGCAGCCAGGATAGCTTACTAATGGAAGAGCTACACGAGCATGAAGTAGAGTGTGCCAAAGACATCAGTATGTACGTCCCTAGCACTGACGAGCCGCTGCAAGCCTGCTGGAAATGCTACTTCCAGAACCGCGATCTATACGGCGCCAAACTATCAATGAGGCGCGCGGCATGAATCAGTTCCTTGTCAAGATAAAGCCAGTTGCTCACGGTTGGCGCTGCCAAACATACGGTGACAAGCACGAATGGAGGTATGGGCAAACCGTCGAAGAAGCAATCAAGAACTGGCATAAAACATACGGCAAAGAATACGGCACTGCGCCTTTAACAGAATTTGAGGTGCTGCTGCCTCTTAAAGATTTGAGTAAAGACAATGGCCAAAACTGAGGTACAAATAGACACTAGCTGTATCGGGTGCGCAATCATCATTGGAGCAATAATAATTGCAGTCGCAATAATCGGTTGCTGATAGTTCTTTACGAGCTTGAATTTCTGGCTCCAGGGTATCGCACATAGCGAGAGACTAGCTAGCAGCCAGAAAAGTCCCGGCAGGACTGCTGTTATGTGAGGTGGTTAGTGTACACCCTGCCGGGACCGGTTCTTTTAAATATTGATATCCCCTCCTGAGGGAATTGGAGCCTGCCGCACAATCGTTTCATTATGCAAGGTTATGCGGGAATCTAGCAGGCTCCAATATGGGCGCGGAATGTCATCGACTGTAGCTAATCCTAGCGGAATCTAGGCAGCGGCTGCAACACCTGGGCTGACTACCCAGCGCGTCCACAATGCCGGGTATAGCTTTATTAACAAAAGCTGTTGTGTACAATCCCGGCATGGCTAGGAGCGGCAATCATTAGAGATGCCGGTTGCCGCTCCTGCCTCCTTTCGGCGATTGTATATCGCCTTAACTGGTACGGACACCCGTACCGCAAAGCCAGTACGGATATGTTACAAATTATAAGCAATGAAGCTAGACAGCTAACGAAAATAAATAAGCTTTCACTCAAGCAATCCTATGACAACCTGTTCAAAGATTACCTGAGGCTAGCAAAGGAGAACAAGGAGTTAGCCGCAGAAAACCAGCGGCTGATTAATAGGCTCAAGGACTTTGACACCATGACAGAACGCGCCAGAATAGTAGTAAAAGAAGCTACCGCATTCGATACCGTTGTTGCCGGTGTTATCAAAGATATCGGGAAATAACAATGGAAATGGAAATTGACATTGACACCATACTAACTGGAGTCGCTGCGGTGCTTGTGCTTGCATACCTCATTGTGAGCATGCTTGAGGACTTCAACGACCAGGACCCGCCGCACTCCGGCTGGTGCATTTACACCGACGAAGAGCATGTAAAGCGGCTGAATAAGCAGATACAAGACACACGTATGGCGGTGCAATAACGGTGTACATCGGCGATTGTACATCGCCTAACAAAAACAGCGAATGGACTACAACGAACTCAAAGAGCGCACAGAAAGCTTAACGGGTGTTGATATAGATGAACTCATTGAGCGCGTGCGCCTCCTCTCTGTCGAGTACGGGACGCAGAAAGCCAAGGTCGAACACATGACCGACTTTCGCAAAGCCAAGCTCTATAGCATCATAGAGGAGCGCCGCGCTGAGTTCCAAGAGGTAGGCGAGAAAGTAACAGAGGCGCGCTTGGAGGCTATCGCACGCGCCTCAATAGGATACAAGGAATATTTAGAAAGACAGTACCACGAAAAGGTGGCATTGGTTGAGAAAGAGGCTGCTTATTTCGCAGCAAGAAACAAGCTCGATAGCCTTATGGAGATGATGAAGTTTGCTCGTAATGAAATGTATATGACAAATAGGAATTAGCTATGGCACACCCCCAAGAACAACAACCCGCTAAAGTAAAACAGATGCGCCGTGAAATATCACGACCACTTAGCCTAATACTTGATGACCTACAAAAGGATGTACCCAAAAGGGTGCTCGCACAGAAGAGATTAGGCGGTAACAATATCACTTATATCCCCTGGCATAAAGTTGCTCGGCTTATGGACTTTTACGCGCCGGGATGGGAATACGAAGTAACTGATAGGACGATAACACAGACACACATAATCCTGACTGTGCGCGTGTTTATCAACTGCGCCGAAGGACGGTTCTACCGCGAAGCTACTGGCCTTGAAAAGCTCGATACTAAAGGCTTTGGCGACCCGTCCAGTAATGCTGAGTCAATGGCATTTCGCCGCGCATGTGCTAAGTGGGGCCTTGGACTTTCACTCTACGAGAAGGAAGGATAATGAACGCTGAACAACTAAAAACAAGAGTGATCGAACTCAAGCAAAAGCACCCGCGCTGGACAGTGCGGGATATCCAGACGCAGCTTGAATACGAAGGCTTAAAAGTGCCTACTCGACCAACATTAAACGGCTGGATTAGAACCATTAAACCACAACGAAGAGACGGTTAAACAGAGGCTGAAATGAAGTACTATACCCTCCCTAGAAAACTGGTTTGGAAGATGTTAAGACATGAAAATAAAGAGCAAGGTTTTACAGTTGAAGGAGCTATTATTAGCCTGCTATTTGACCGTGAAGACAACAAGGAAAAAAGCCAAAGAGAGTACGGTAGAATATGGGGAAGAACGCGCGCTTGGGTACGTCAAAACTGGGATGAAATCGATGCAAAAACAGACCTAATTCTTGCAAAATCGCCACAACCCACGAACAACCCAAAAAACCGCGAAATTTACACAGAATCAAACAATCACAACCCAGCTACAACCCACAACTATAGTATTACTAATAACTCTAATATAAACACCTATAGTAAACCTAATACAGAGAGTGTTACTCAAGAGCGCGCGCACGAGGCTAAAAAAACCCCCTCCCCCGATGGTCTTTCGGATCAGGTTAAACTCTGGCAAAAGGTTTATCCAGATGAACCCCTACCCCAACTGTTTCACCAGGAAGAACTCTCTGCTAAATGTGAGAATCTCAGCTCGCTAGAATACACCCTGAAAGACTGGCGCGCTATGGGTTACAACCCATTAAACATCACCGGCATAATCAGCCGGTACAAAAAGCAACTTGACAGCAATGGCACAGCCCCAACGACTTGGCGAGGCGCTCCAGGTGGAGCAACTATTCACGAGCTTAAAACCGGAACTGGCAGAGCGATGCCGCAAGGCTTTCAACCGGGCCAGGGGTCGGCAGCTCGCCGTCCAAAAAGGCCAGGCGAAGCCTCTGAATACGAATACCTCCTCCAGTGCGGATATACCCCCGAAGAACTCGCGGGCCTTGGCAAAACTCCAGATGCTTCCGGACACCTCCCCGCTCGTCGCACTAGCAACGGAGGGTGAGGCAATGAAAGAAATCTTATCCCTCGGCTATGTTTTTGGGCATACGCTCAACCGTGACATGCAGCGGCGCCTTGCTAAAGTCATCCTAACAGCTACCTGGACAAAACAAGAGCTTGCTTACGCTGCGGCCTACATACCGACTAGCATTGAACTTGCCGAGACAATCACATACAACCGGACCATCAACCCGGTCGTGTTTGCCAAGGCGAAAGAAACGGATTTTGTCAAACGTGGCCGCTTGTTCGAGTACCCTGAAGCATTGGCATTTTCGGGCGAGAAAGGAGAGCCAATACATACACTTTTCGAAACCGCGCTACTAGGCGAAAAAACTGTTTTTTACTTGCGATGATTCCAGAAAACACCTGCTGCAAAAAGCATTTCGCCTGGTCGGTACTCGGTACGCCGCCACTGGCAAAACATGAAAGACGATGCGAAGACGAAAACCAGAACAGGAGTACAGGCAGCGCTGCTGCGATAACTGCGGCGGTGATGGCACCAGTTGGCTCACCGGCAAAGGTGGTGTCCGATGGACAGTCAGAGACATTCAGCGAACCAAAGCAGGTTGGCATTGCGCAGTCTGCCGCCGACATCCTGGACATTCTGTGCGAGCCGAGCCTCAATCAAGACTTTTACAAACAACTAAAACAAGCGGCATAGCAGCATGACACATCCAGCGGAAAGCATATCAACCCCCTGCACAAATCATGTGATCACTATGCGCCTGACGCGGCGCGATCTGGTGACCATCTACCGCGATGCAATGAAAGCATCGATCGGCGGCCGCTCGCAAATACGCAAAACCGATGACAGGCGCAAACACCTTAGCGAAGATCAGATCGTTGGGCTCGTAGGAAATTATGCGCTCGCATTGTGGCGCGATGGCGACGAACGCGCATACCTCGACATGCGCCACAGCCAGAACAGATTCCCCACAAAGGGCGATGGCGGATATGACCTCCCCCGCTGCCGTATCGATATCAAGACATCGATGATGCGCCGCAGTCAGGATCCAATGACTTATAACCTACCGGTGCGACCAAGGGAGCGCCATAAGGGGTGGGTGTACGGGCTGGCCTTAACAGAAAGCTTTAGCATTCAAGGACTGAAAGCAAACCCATTGATCACGGTTCACCTGGTTGGCTGGGCGCGTGAAGACGAACTACCAGAAAATGCTAACGGAGTGGGAAAGCTGGAGGGTGCTTTTGTCATCCCTGCAACAAAGCTACATGCCTTCCCTCCCCTTGTTTACGAAAAAACAAACAGATAGAAATGACTCTAGAAATTCAGCCGCAAGACATGCCGAAATGGTTTGCCGTATGTCGCAAACTTGGGTGGTATATCGACAGAAAACCACGTGATAAAGACGGCTGCCATTTATACAAATGTATCCGGTACAAAAAGGATAGTGTTATCGACAGATTCGAAACAAGAACGAAATTCTTGGCCTCTGCAGACGGATTCATTGAACAGTTTCAACAGCATACAAAACGAGTAATCGAAGTAGTCGGATATGAAGACGGAAAAGAAGTTTATCGCATCATATACGGCAAATATAAACCAAAACAAAAGAAAGCGGCATGAACTGGAAAGCTCTTGATATGCTCGTTAAATCCATAAACGGCTTTGGATTCATCCTAGTAGCCTTCCTCATGTTCTATGGCTTTCTGTCCATTTGTCAAGACCTTCAAACCTATGTCAAAACTAGCGAACAGATTCGAGAACATGGTGCTTGCAACACTGACAGCACTGCTGCTGTCGGCAATCGCGTTATTCTTCATCGCGACATTAAAATCATGGTGGGCAATCTATGAGTAAATCAAGATTTACAGGTGCAACAATCATAGACAGGAGAACCGGTAAACGGGTGTTTATCCCCTACCCTTCCGTCGATGCATATTTGACTCATAGGCAGATGCAACGCAAAGTTTTTGGTACAAATAATCAGAAAAGGTTCTGGCTACATGTGCCGGTTACGCTGTGGCTGTATGGAGTCAGAATTTTGAAACAGCTTGAAATGAGGTTAGCAGCATGAAAGAACTACTTGAAAAATGGGCCGAGCTAGAGAGTGACGAGTGCTACCTGAATTGCTCAGAGGATACAATCTACGTTATTGACGGAATGCAGGTTGATGTGTGTTCGAATTTTGGTAAGTATGAACTTGCAATCATTCAGTACGCAATCCAGCAGGCAATGGAGGCACGAGGGTGGGACTGGTCTGTGCTTTATAACCCTAAAAAGAGATATAGGGCTAATACTTTCTATCAGCCTGGATTGGATGGATGGTGTATTGGGTTACATGATAGTTGCCCAGCCGAAGCCCTTCTCTCTGCCTACCTGCAAGCACTGGAATCAGTCAATGACGAGGTAGCAGCATGAAACCGACACAATACGCGGATATCTACCCGGTAATAATAGATATCAAAAAGAATACACCAGGTATAACGGCGAAAGACGTTAAAAGAGTGCTCATGCTAAGGGGCTATAAAGAAAGCGAAATACCTTCGATATCTAGCATTCGGCGCTACAAGGTAAAAAGCATTGTGCCCGTTAACCTCAAAGGCAACATTAAGCGCACCGCAAAGGAGCTGCACAAGAAAGGACTGACGGTCTCTGCGGTGCGCGCAAAGGTCAATGAGATGTACGATGTCAAGTTCAAGCTTACGGTTTACAACAACTGGATAAACGGGCGCAAGAAGACCAAGCAGAAGAAGGCTACTCCTGCGCAGATAAGAAAGGAATGCGGGAAGTTAATCAGCAGCCAGGAGCTGCATATCAACGAGGCTATCGATTGGATGGCTGAACGCGGAGTAACTGAAGACGATGCCATCGATTTTGTAATGGCCAGGTTTTCCGGTGGTACGGCAATCAACACCTCGCCAACCGTGCTCAAGGAATATGCGCCGATGCGCAAGCCGTCAAAGCAGAGGAAAGCGGCATGACTGTAGGCTCTTTGTTCGCTGGTATAGGTGGTTTCGATTTAGGCTTTCAGCGTGCTGGCTTTGAAATAGTATGGCAGGTTGAAAAAGACGAATGGTGCCAGAGGGTGCTTGAAAAGAACTTTCCTCATATAGAACGTTTTGGAGATATAAAGAATGTCGGAGCGGAAAACCTTAAAGCAGTTGACGTTATTTGCGGAGGCTTCCCATGCCAGCCATTCAGCCAAGCCGGGAAGCGAGGCGGCGCAGAAGATGACCGCTACCTCTGGCCTGAAATGCTTAGAGTTATACAAGCTGTCCAACCTTCATGGGTCGTTGCTGAGAATGTTTACGGACTTACTGTTGGGGAAATGGAAGCCACATTCGACGAGGTGCTTTCTAACCTGGAAGAGTCGGGTTACGACACGCAAGCATTTATTATTCCAGCTTGTGGAGTCGATGCCCCGCACATCCGGCAAAGAGTCTGGATTGTGGCACACGCCGAGAGCGAACGATTCGGAGAAACGGGGTCAGATAGCAGCGGACGATCGAAACGGTTTGCCAGCTCAGGTTCTACACCCAAAAATGTGGCCCACACCGACTTCCAGTCCCTGGAAGTCGGGCAGTGCAAACCAAGTGAACAAGCCCCGCAGCGAGTCATTACCGGACAGGGTAGCAATGTGGCCAACACCAAATGCAGCACAGGGAAACAACGTCGGGAGGTTAGACGAATGGGGTGGCAGTGCCAATCCTTTTCGAGGGACAGAATTAGGACGTGGGCACCTGAACCCGGAGTGGGTCGAGTGGCTTCAGGGGTATCCCGCAGGGTGGACAGAATTAGAGGACTAGGAAATGCCGTTGTGCCACAGATACCCGAAATGATAGCAAACCTGATTCTTGAAGTTGAAACAATGCAAATGAGGAAAGCGGCATGAAAGGATTTTCAAGCGAGTGGCTAGCAGACTACAATGCAAACAAAGCCCCTGATAGCGCCCAGAATCGCCTAGCAGACGCGCAGCCTGCGGACATGGTATACGGTGAGATTCACTACAGCGCGCGCCCTGCAAGGCGTGAGGCGCCTAAAAACAGCAGTGAGCACAAGCAGCAGGTAAAGCTGTTCAAGTGGGCAGCAGAAAACGTCAAATATTACCCGCACTTAGCAGCGCTGTATGCTGTGCCTAATGCCGCCAAGCGCAGCAAGGTAATGGGCGCGCAAATGAAAGCTGAAGGGCTTAAGGCTGGCGTGAATGACATACACCTCCCTGCCCCTATCGGCGGCTATACGGGACTGTGGATAGAAATGAAATACGGTTATAACAAGCTAACCGATTTACAGCGAGAATGGGCAGACCTGATGCGCTGGCTAGGACACAGAACGGAGGTGTGCTACTGGTACGAGGAAGCGCGCTGGGTTCTGCTCGATTACTTAACAGACTCCGGTAAATTATTGAGGAAAGCAGCATGAGTGAAATACAAGATATAATCACTAGTGAAATGCGAGCAACTTTTCCAGATTGGATGTACGAATGTTATAAAAATAGCAGGGCTCCGTTTCAACTTGCAAGAGCATTCGACAGGATTGTTCACGAAAATAACAACCGCTGGCTGGCTACTGTGGATGAGATGATTGAGGAAACTCCTGAATACTACACTTTTGGACAAAAGAACTTAAGGAAGTTAATACTCGAAGAACTCAAAACCCGCATGGAGGCAGCCCAATGACACTACAGCAAGGACTCGAAAGGCTGGCTGTGCTGGCTCCGGATTTTGTTAGGATAGAGAACAAACTGTCGATTCGCACTGAAGTTGAGACATTTATGATATATAGCGGCGATAGGCTTTTATGGACCAAGCCAACAAGTTCGGTGCTCCTGGACTTTTATGATGAGTGGTCGTTATTCGGCGCTGTCTGTGGGTATTGTGAGGAGCAGAACTGGGACTACGCACTAAACAGGGTAGATGGTAAATCCAAGTTTAGAATCTTTCTGCCGTCAATGATAGAAAGTGAATACTTGGAATCAGATGCAACAGCAGCCGTCCTCGCGCTGGTGCAGGCGCTGGAGAAGCAGGTGGAAGACAGGCTAGATATTGAGGACTCAAAAGCTGCATTGGAAGAAGCAGAAATATACGGAACGATTTCACATGAGAATTTGAAAGCCGAACTAGATTTAGAGGATTGTCCGGAGTGCGAGAATGGTACTGTGTTTAATGTCCGTGGTGATTTAGGCATAAAGTGCAAAACCTGCAACGGCACCGGCAAAAAGAAACAAGCGGTTTAGGCCCCTGCCCTGCTAGAATTAACTAAACTCCCCAAAAGCAAATGGAATTACTAAACATAGAAGATCTGCAGATTTTAGATCTGAAAACAAATTATAAATTACATGCTGGTCCTGGTGGGACTATTCACAAGGGCAGTATTACGTTCAATGCTGCAGCTAGGCACATAATGGAACTAGAAAAAGGGAAATGGTGGAAGCTAGCCGTATGGGCATCTGGGTTTAAAAGTGTCCTGTATCTGATTGAATGTGATCCTTTTGAAAAGGGTGCAAGAAAAAACACAGATGCTATGTCCCCAACCTTAAGTATACGCACACCGAAAGCATTCATTGAAGAAAATATATCTGGGTACCAAAAGGTAAAGATTGATCGGGTGCTGGTCGAAGGAGCCAAGTCGGCCTTTCGCCTGAAATTAATCGACGATGGGTATAGTTTGCGCGGAATGCATTCAGTCAAATACCAAAGAGGTGTAACTGATGAAGACTTGGTGCAAAAAGGCATAGAACCCATATCTCTTATAGACCTGGACTTCAAAGATATATCAACCGCATTTAGATATCTGGCAGGACCAGGAGCAACCTTGGACAATGGAACAATCAAATTCAATAAAACAGCTATTGTGCTTATCGGTCTTAACACAAAGAAGTGGTGGCAAATAGCTTTGCAAAAAAGAAGTGACCTATCAAATATTTTTATGATTAATGTCTCTGAGGATTGCGAAAAAGCAAGGCAAAATTCTACAAGTCCCTATGCCCCATTGACCGTAAGGTCTGCACTGATGGGTGTTCTGCCAAAGGAAAAAATCGAATATAAAATTACAAAAACAGAAGTAAAGGGCGCCAAATCTGTTTTTTTATTGTCTTCTGTAGATAGTATTAGCGAATTGTATGGAGAGCACTCTACAGAATTTCAGCGAGAATTTATGCTTAATGAATTGGAATAGAAAAACAAAAGGAGACCCCCTGCCCTATTGAGAACAATCCAAATCCTTATAGAACTATGTCAAAAATAGTAGTAACCGAAGAACGCGACTTAAGAGAGCTTATTCAAAACGCCGTTAAGATTGCGATGGAAAATGCTGAATCGTCAATACAGCAGCTAGAGGAAAGATTCTTCCTTACCAAAGACTGGTACACTGAAAAAGAAGCTGCCAAATATCTTGGCATATCAAATCTGACTTTAGCCAACAAGCGTAGAGCAGGAAAAGTAAAGGCAAAAAAGTTTGGTGGCGGATACCGTTATGACAGAGAAACTCTGAACAATTTTATAGAAAATGAAGAAGGTTAAGACCATAAACCCTTCATTTTGTCGTCTAGGTTACCAAAGTCAAACCCTTTTAAATAAGTCTCGGTCTGTTTGATAGTTGAATGTCCAAGAGCTTTAGAAATATCGTAGATGCTCCAATCCTTGTGCAGGAGATAGCCTACAATGCTGTGCCTTGCAATATGGAAACTGATGTGGGTATCAATACCAGCTCTTTCTTTCAATTTCTTGAGATCATTATTTATCCTTGTATTTCTCGACTCGATAGCATTTCTCAATTTGGTTGGCGTAGATACGTCATAACCCTCAAGAATCGGGAATATGTATTCGCCTGGCTGATACCTTTCAATGATCTTTTTAGCAGGTGGCACAACCAGAACGCCGTGCTCTCTGTCTACCTTCCCCATTGTCCAGACGCATCGCAAATCATTGCCAACATGGACAAGGTGCTCAGGCTTAAGCATAGCAACGTCAGAGAATCGCATACCGAACAGGTAGAAAGAGAACATGAAATAGTCTCGCGCCCTATCGATACCGCTATCCGGCTCAACCTCATAAGAGATTATTTTATCTATCTCTTCTGGTCGCAGGTGCTTCTTAGTTACCTTTTGGGTTTTAAGAGTTATCTGGAAAAATGGGTTCTTCTCCTGTGGAAAATCTCCTTCTCTGATAGCCATCCTAAAAATTGTCCTAATGCCTGCAAGGTTCTTGCTAGCAGTATTCAAGTTATTACCATAATGAGTCATCAAGTGCTTTTGATAAGCACGCAGAAAGGTAGGTGTGATTTCCTCGAAAAGAACAGCTTTTCTATAAGCCTCCAGTTTATTGACGATAACCGTCATTCTTTTATAAGTGCTGATTTTACCAAGCTCCTGGTAATCCTTAATCACCTGCCGAGCATAGCTGATAAAATCTTTCTCGGTAGCTCTAGGGTCAATCTCTCTTTCAATCAGTTCCTTAAGGAGCGCTGCAGTCACAATGCTTCCTTTACTGATTATTTCAGTTTCTATTTCATGGCATTTAGCAACAATGCCCTGTATGTATTCGTTTATCTTAGTAGATTCCTTTCCCCCTTTTCTTACGGATTGATTTTTAGGGTTCCAGTCTCTCTCTTTTACTCGAATGGAGAGTTTTACCCATTTCCTTACATTTGCATGAGATATAGAAAGTCGGAGTTGAGCTTTCCCGTCTTTAGCCTTTGTCTCTCTGCGAATGTAAATACTAAAGCTTGCCAATGCTGGTACGGATTATGGTACAGTTTTGCACCCAACTATTATAACCCAATTACTAACAGCCTGAAAGATGTGCAGCCTATGTACTCTTTGATAGTGATAAGTAACGATAAGTTAACCGTTAACCATTCCGCCCCTGACCACTTCCAATACCCCGAAATCAGCCAATGCGAGCTAATTTCGGGGTTTTTGCATTTCATGTGGTACAGGAAGTGGTACAGATTTCACTTCCATGAAAGTTTGTAACACGTGCAAAGAAAGCAAAGAGCTTTCTGAGTACATGATTTCCAGGCGAAACCTAGACGGCTATTGCAATAAATGTAATAGTTGTTATGAGGCTACCATTCTCTCAATGCCTGGAATGCCGGTCCGCCATTCTAAGAAGACCGAAATTCTTGATAATGATTTAAAAAACAAGGCAAGAAATGCGTGTATGCGCATGTTGCCTATAGTCAAGGATAGACATAGACATCACTGGTCTTACAATAAAGATCACTGGCTTGATGTCATCCTCCTCACCCCTGCCAATCATTTGATTGCGCACAAGTACCTCGTTTACGACACGCGATCCAAGAAATACCTGGATATCTCTGGCCACCTCTTGAACACCAGAGAAAAACACGAAGCATATCTAAAACTAATGCTGCAATGGCATGGGCTAAAACGCGCAGCATAACAATACCAGGTATTTGAAAATGAAAGACAAAACATTCGCAATCGCTATGATTGCGCTCCTACTGGTAGCATTCTTTACTAGCTGCGACACGGTAGGCAACAACGAACTAAACGCACCAGGCATAACCCTTCAAGATATTTCGTTTGCCGTTGGCGACTCTGTGACGGCTAACGCAGGCACGCTGATATACAAAAACAGCAGCGGCACAGGTAGCGCCCGTTCTGTAACTGAAGGTACGGAAGGCGAGATAACCAGCGGCCCCGAAAATGGCTACTGGAAGGTTGCCTTTACCGGTAATCCTACAGGGTGGACGCTAGAAGACAACCTTACGCTAATCGTACCTGATACGACCGTCATTCCCCCTGATACCACTACTCCCCCACCTGATACTACTGTGACTGGTGCTATCGATATGCTGGGCTTGGTGTCGTGTTCAAAAGGTCGTGACTGGTTCCAGGCGCTAGACATATACGCGAACGAAATACCACACTGGAGCCAGTACAATTCAAGCGGGCAGAAAATCGTCAAAGGCTACGGCGGCGGCGGTATTAGCCTCTGGTCAAATCCTAACAACTCCCGGTGGAATCACTTTGACCGTGGGCTCGTGGAGTTTCCAGAAACAGACGCTATCGTCTGGGAGATTTGCGTAAGCGACGTTTACAGCGCTGGCCTATATACACCAGGCGCCGACATTTCGCAAACTTATATCGATATGGGTATTGATGTTTACAACACGCTAGCCGGTAAGACAGGCGCTACTCTTTACGTCGTTGGCACCTGGCCATATGAGGATGGACATGTACCACAAGGCGATGAGTATCACGACGAGTTCGCGCAGGCTGTTGCCGATACACTAATCAGCTTAGGCTACTTTGATCAGCCTGTAGGCTTTGATAGGCGCAAGCTGCTGGCCAGTGAGCTTAAGGACGGTAAACATGTCAATAGTCTAGGCATGCAGAAACAAGCGCAGGATACACAGGAATGGTTTGCTGGTATGGAGAATGAATGATGAACAAGCAAGAAAAAAAGATACTCAAGCAGATTGAACGCGACATGGATGCCGAAAAGCGTCAACGGCAGGTTAATTCAAGAATCAGAAAGCAAACCGAGCAGGAAGATCCGAACATAGAAAAGCAGATAAAAAGGATTGAAACCCTGCTGGGTCAAGATCCCGATTTGCAGCAAGAGGCTAAAGACTTTGTTATTGTCTTTTTGGTTTTCCTGGCAGTTGCCCTTTTGGGCTGGTTTCTGCTGCCCTAGCCTGCCAGTAGCCTATTACCCCTGCTTTATGTTCAATCTCCATAATCCTACACCAATGCCTTGCGCTGTCGTACTGGTTTGTGACGAAATCACCACCCGTTGCCATCTCCCAGCGGAGCACATAGCGGTGACGGTCGTTCGTGACAACCGGACGGCGCAAGGCATTATCATAACACCACTTAATAACCTTATCAGCTTCGGCTTTTGACATGGATGATTATTATAAAGCAATGGAATCATTGATAAAAAATCAGATGAATGCCATTGATGAACAGAGAAAAGACAACAGGATTGCCTGGTTAATTCTTTCCTTTGGAGGCATTATTCTAGCTGTTATCTCCTTGTTCTTTGGAAAATAAAGCAGTGGGAGGCTGTTTCAAATTCAATGGAAAAGTTACATGAAATTGTTTCCTTATTGATGCTTATGGTTGCTGGTGGAATTGGCGGATACCTGATCAGGGAATGGCAAGTACGTGATGCATATTGCCGAATGGTAGCAAGATCTGAGGAACGCGAGCAGGAGCTTAACAGAATTATTAAGGAGGGAGAATTGAGACTTAAGAAATACGAGAAATTTGACGCATATATCAAGTCACTGGGTACAATATCTCTAAACTAAAAAAGCCCCTACCCTTCTGACGATACGCCATCGTCTAGAGTAGAGGCTGTGTGACCTATTAAGCGGTGGTTTTTTTTCTGCGCCTAAGCGACGGCTTGCGGCTTATCTTTGTTCGGCAACTTGGGCTGCACGTATCTGCCTTGCCAAACACATCATTGTCGCACTCCTTGTTGTTACACTTTCGGCGCCTGGTCTTACGGGGTTTCTCAGTTTTAAGCTTCTCCCCTGCCCCTACTTTTTTGCTTTTGCCTTTCTGCTCGCTGTTTTCTTTCTGGGCTTGCTTTCAATAAAAGCGGCTTGCCTGTTAATGCTGTCTTGAATATTGCCTTGCGCCTGACTTATAGCAGCCCCCCACCCAGAGAAAAACGAAAGCACTGTAGAAAGGAATGATACCTTTCCCCGGTGAACCATTGCGGCAAATGACCCTACCTGCCGCGCCTTCTCTTCTGCCTTCGCCTTTTGTAATGGAATCTGGTGCTCCTGCATCGCCAATACGTGCTTTCTCTTCTCCTTAACAGAATTGGCTTTCCGGCTACGCCGCTCCTTTGTGTTAAGCAGCTCCAGCCCCTTAGACACAAGCACAATATACGGCAGCATCAGAGGTGCAAAGAACGTATAATAAAACGATTGAAACTCAGGGTTGAACATAACAACGCCGCCGCCTATCTCGTCGAGGAAAACAAGCCCCATAGAGATGGTTACTATCCATTTGTCAATTCCTTGAAAAGCACCTGCCTTAAGCCCCTTGAACGAGTTGCCCAGAAACAGAATACCTATAATCAAGCCAATCGATGTAGACGCGGCCATAAGGTAGTTCACCCATTCAATGTCGGATATTTTATGACTTAGCGAATAGGTAATGCCCATCACACAACCGCCCAGAATAATACCAATAATGCCTACGCCCCCTATCCAGTTAAAAACACGGTAAGTACTTTTAACCTTCTTCTTGCTCTTGGTATTAAATGCGTCAGATTCTACGTGTGCTTCTCTGAGTAACTGCGTATTCGACTGGCTGCTAATTGTGACAGGATCACCAGATGGTGTAACCAGTTTCGACTGCGGTTTGTTAGGTGCTATTTCTAGCTTAATGCGTTCTCCTCTTTTGCTGCGTGTTGCAACGCCTGACTGCCCATCGCCACCGGGTATACTATACCCCCGCGAACTTTTGAACTGTGGCATTTATTCCTCCGTTGAAGACTCCCGCACTGTTACAACCCCTGCACGCCTACAAAGCGTTCCGTGTGTAACGGGTAGCTAGTCCGATATTGACACAGAAGGTTGAACAGGTACGGGATATTCAGTATTGACTTCGGTAACAGCTTAAAGGGAAGTCTGTCACCTATTGTAGTTTGCAGATATAGTAAAATACAAAAGATGCCTAATTGATTCAATTAACGCCAAATCAACTAGTGTTTTAAGTGTTACACAACTGCAACACATGATGTAACAGTTGATGTGTGGCAACTGTTACAATATTCCGGTAATTCATTGCTGCTTAAAACAGCCACATCCACAGCAGCCCGCCAACTAAAATCGTAAACCCAAACGATATTCCTGCAAGCATCCAATAGCTTTTAAATGTTACAGGTTCGCCCTTGTGTTTGTAGTGCCTTCTGTGACGGGCAATCAGTGACAGCACATAGGGAATAGATACGGGTATCTGTTGCCCGTCTTCGGTGATCTGATATGCTATATCACCGTCTATTTTGTAGCGTCCTTTCTTCTCGTAAATGTCAACAACACGTGTATCATCTGTCATAGCTTCGAATACCATAAGGGGAGCGCAGTTCTTACACTGCATTGGTTCGACTTACTACTAGAAATTTTATTCTGCTCGCTCTACTGATACTGATATTGTATTATTCAGTGCGCTGAACTTAAGCCACCAACCGCCGAGCGGCTTTGGTGGAAACTCCTTCTCGTTCGCCCAACCTGCTGCGCCTGTGCCGATCTCGTCCTTGTACGTTGGGCACTGTATGTGTAACTGCTTCTTATGCTTAATGACATGCTGATCGCTTAAAGCAAACTGCTCGTTTTCTAATACCCATGATTCGTGGATATGTCCCGAAAGTATGATATCAACATCACGAACCATTGACGCGCGGCGATTGTGCTTTATGACGCCGCGCGTAACAGGACCGCCGCCGCCTGCGCCATGCGTATAAAACATCGTCTTTTTCTGCCTCGATCCGCCCGCTTCATGCTGGAAAAGAAAGCGCACAAAGCCGCGATAGCCACCGCGAAAGCTTCCAAGCTCCCGGCACAGCCAGCGGATCATATCTACATTGCTGCGCTTCAGCACGCTCGTCTCGTGGTTGCCGTAGCCTATGACGGCTAACTGCTTCTTGTATGGCTCAAAGAACTTCACGGCATCATCGATAATGGCCCCAAAATAATCATCGGTCTTATACTGGGGGAGGAGCGCGTCATAGCTTTTACGAGGATCGTATTTACCCTGCATCAGGCATAACAGATCACCAGGTATAATAACCGGCGCGTTCCTTTCCTTTGCCTGCTCCAGGTGCTTCTTGAATAGCGGCCGCTTGCAATGGCTGTTGTCAAAGTGAATATCCGAGGCAAGCAAGACGTATTGCTCCCAATTGGCTTTATATTTGAATCGTAAAAGGTGAACGTTTTCGCTCTTTTGCTGTACGATCCATTCTTTGTTCACAGCGTCGGAAAGCTTATAAATCTTAGCAGATGCTTTCTGGCGCTGACTGTTTTCAGCCATCAGTCATTTGGTTATCTCTGGCTCATTCTTTTTTAGTCGATACCAGAAAACTGGTAGCACCAGGTTTAAGAAGAGCCAAATTAATAGAATCAGTTTCATCGGGGAGCGATTCGATCTTTTGGAGCTGGTAGCATATCCACATCGGCAGGATTGCCACGTAGAAAACTAAAAGAATAGGGTGTGGATCTACGAATAAGAAATACAAAGCATCGTTAACGGACATAACCCACACCCTAATTTTTACTCAAAAAAGAAGTCATTAAAATCCACTCTTGGTGATATCTTAAACAGAATAATGCAGTTTTTGTAGGTAACCCTCACTGGTGTCCCAGGCTCTATTTCCTTGATCTCACCGGCCGTAAGCCTGATCTTTCTATGCGGGGTAACAATTGTAGCATTTCCGTTGATAATAAAGAGCGTCTGTAATGTATTTTTGTATATATATTTGTGCTTCTCATTAGTAGGAAAAGACGTAATTCCGTCAGTTATTAAAAGAAACATATCAAAGCCAGCCCCATCAGGAACAGGAAAAGGCCAGCACTTAATAGAATCATCCTCGCCAAACGACACAAAAGGCAGCGCCTCTCTTATAAGCGCCTCATTATGCCTTAGCGCCTTCATTCTGTCGGGGAAGGTTTCACCAACCCCAAACTGTTGCATCTCCTTAAGTCGGCTTACGCTCCGCTTTAGCTCCTCATTAGTCATTTTTCCCCATCTTCACTTTTATTTCTGTAAGGTGCGTCAGAATAGTATCTGTTTTCTGGTCGTAGCGCGATAATGCATCCTTTTGATCGGATCTCATTGTGCGCATTACCTCAACCTGTGCGGTAATAGCCTCTGTGCTAAGCTTGTTAGAGTCTATTATGCCAGTTGTCAGGTCTTTATTTTCCGTCCTTAATTCCTTGTTTTCTTTGTGCTTAGACATATAAAGCCATGCCATGCCAAACACCGCAAACAAGGGCAGCACAACAACAAGATAGAGCAGGGGATCATTCCTTAATACACCTACTGCATCAATTACTTCTTCCTGGTAGAAAGAAGCTAGTAAGTTAAGTACGATTATCCCATCTTCTATTTTGACCGGCAATATCAACATGAGTAAAAGAATCATAAATCCCAACACCTCCAGCGCCTAGTTCGTCTGCAAAACTTGCAACAGTCTCAGGGGTGACCCGGTCACAGCGCACGTCAATGGCCATGCCGTATAAGTGCTTGCTGAACTCGCTCCCGTTAATAGACCTGTTAAAACCTGGCGTTCTGTACCATGAGTTTATTCTAGTTATTCCAAATTCCCTGCGTATTGCGCTAACCAGCAGAATAGCGGCCGGGTGAAGCTTGATAGTGGGGGAGCCGTCAGAGCAGGCAGCTTCGCCTAGTGTGAAATGCTCCGCAATAGGATACTCGCGCCAATACTCACCGTACCAGCGCACGTCGATCAAAAGGCTATCCCTATGCGTCTGCATGTTGTACATCACTTGCCCCCAGGTATAAAGTGGTGAGGCTTGCCACCGTTCATGATCTTCGTCATGCTGTCGGTCTTTCTCTTGCTACCGGAGCTGCTACCAAAGAAAAAGGCAAAGATCGTTGACAAGACGCCCAGTATTGCGCCAAAGCCTATATTTAAAAGCTGCTCGTTACCCTCGGGGATATCGTAGAACAGCAGCAGCAAGACCAGCACAAAGGCAAATACCACGGTGCCCGCCGCCAGGTAGTTTGGGAATTTATCACCTGTCTTGATGCGCATATCTCGTGCGCTTGCGCGGTCTTCGGAATGTACCTTTTCACGCGCTACGTCTGCATTTTCTAACTCAACCAACGTCTGCATGCGCGTCTTAAACTCCTGCAGCTCAAGCTCCCTAAGGTCCCTGGCAATGTTGGGAAACTTAGCCATCATTTCTTCCTGTACCTGCGCGTCGGTCAGGTTATCATCGCTAATGATCTCGTTAAGCCCTGGAAACTGCTTTCCGATCTTCTTGACAAGTCCTGTAGGGTCAAGCTCCGCCACAACAGCGAGCCCGCCCATACCTAACTTCTTGAAGAAGCCGCCAAGGTTGCGTTTTTTCTTAGGCATTATATTGTTACCTCCCAGGCCAGGTAGATAGCGCCCGCACTCAGGCAGTGCCACGCGGCATGTTGCCAGTCTGAATCAGGCAGTTTGGCGCGCACCAGATATGCAGCAAGGCCAACAACCGCAGCAGGTAGTGCTGACAAGATGCCGTAATTGATGGCCAGCGCTAACACAATAGCAGCGCAAAGGATTGGCGCCCACTTAAACAGGTCGATATCCTGCATATAAAAGATCAGGACAAACATACCCAGCGCGCCAAGGACTACCAGGAAGGGATTGAAGCCCGTCACCGTTAACAGTAGCGAACACAAAACGGCGTAGATTGCGCCTTCATCAGCCCTGTGCGCGCTTGTATCAACTAGTGATCCTGCGTAGTGGAATGCGGCAGAACCGGCGGATAGAAAGATTAGAGATATTGCCAGTAGGGGATTAGAGCCTATGAAGGCGGCGAAGCAACCGACAATGAAGTAAGCCAGATTCGTAAAAAACGATAATGGCTCCTTGAGATTAGATATGAATTTCATAGTGCTAAGAGGGTATGGTCCAACCTGTATCTGTAAAGTCCTCGTAATGCGTAAAGCTTTGTGGTCCTTTGCTCGTATAGCTGCCGACCGTCACATAGAACTCTTTTCTGTCTGTCTCATCTTGCACAACAGCAGCAGCACTTGCGGCTATCGCATTTCCACTGCCGTTTGTTCTACTTGAGTCCTCGAACCAGCTAATGGTGTCATTCGCCACCCATCCTGAATTGGTATTCGCCTCAACAAAATAGTTGACGCCAGAGGGGAGGGTATTAAAAAATACGTTATCGTCAATCGTTGAGCTGCTCCACGGATAAGTACCAGGCTCGTCTACATCATCACCGCCGAAGAATTCGCACCTATCAATATCATGTGTGCCATCCTGGTTATTATTGATAAAGACATTGTTTCTGATTGTGTCTTGATTGTTCGGCCCGCGCCCGTCTTGTCCCGCTTTACTGTACCACCCAATACCATCGTTCTGCACAATAGCATTGTTCTCAAATGTGCAAAGGCCAGCGCCTGCAATGCGGACGCCAGTACCAAGCTTGTGGTTGTGGTTTCCTTCCTGCGTTAACTTCGTCTTCCAAATTCCGCAGTGCTTGATAACAACGTTTTCGCTGTTATGCTCAACAAATATTCCGTGCCTTCCTTGCTCCTCAAATATGCAATGCTCAACCAGAAAGGCTTCACCTGTACCATTATTATCTCCATTAAAAATATCCCACCAAATACCTACCGCACCCGACTGATACCAATGACTATTCGTCCATTTAGTTGTGCCACCGTCGCCACTGTGACTAATTTTAAACCCAGCATCCCAGCTTTCAGGAAAGCTATGAATATTATCGTTCTTGTAGAGGCATTTATCTAACAAGGTTGTACCGCTAGTATTCTGGCAGTACTCCATCCTTGCAGGCCCGCACCCACTATTGATAAACTTGCAATTTTCTACAGTGTGATTTGTGCCATAAATGGTAAAGCTATATGCGTTGCTGTCACTTATAGAACACCATCTAAGCCACCAACCAGTGCCCCGAATTGATAAAGGTCCACGCTTACGGATACAGCAGCCAAACTTCAGATGTATGTTAATGAGCGCTAAATGGTCTCTGCCGCTAGCGTTACCGCTGCCGTTGTCATTAGCACCGGGAAAACCTTCTTCCCATGTATTTGCGTGCCAGTCAAAAAGGTATTTTTTATCAGATCCAATCCTCATATCAACCGTATCTGGGTCGATATCACCCGGCAGCCTAACCCAAACTTCAGTAGGTGACTTGAATGCACTGTCACTGCTTCCCGTCGTCTTGAACCAACATTCACCTTGCTCCATGCTACTAGGCTCTACTGTGTGGTCGGAGGTAGATTTTCGAACGAGTTGCGCATCATTATAAATGACCTGATGCGTCATAAAGGTAGACAGAGGTACCAGTCCCGTACCGGGCGACTGAGCGAAGTATGCAGCTTCATCAGAGAAGTAACGCGTGGCTGAATAACTGGCGCTGTACATGCCGCCGCCCTCGCTGGTCCAATTGCTTCCTCCACTTGATGTAAAAAGCTCGCTAGAATCAATAATGCAGGGGTTATCAGGGTCACCCACGTACATAATCCGATTGCCAGAGGAACCGCTATTTTGTGGCGTGACTTGCTCGTAAAACCTGCCGCCTGCACCACTGATAAAAACGGCTTGTCCAGCCGTTAAGTTTGATGCTGCCTTGCCAATCGTTGCCCATGCATCACCACTTGACGTGCCCGAGTTCGAATCACTACCCGTAGAGTTATTTATATAAAAGATATCACTGTCTAAATATCCCTGATCCTTTATCCACTGTATCATATCTGCGGCATTTGACGGAAGATCGCCGCCGCCACCGCCGCCCGGTGTCGTGCCATCAGGAAGGCCAGAGACGCCAAAGCCAGAGGCGATAGACGCTATCTCTGCGCCCGTTGCTGCGCCGTCGTATATCCTAAACTCATAATACTTACCATAGTGATCATCGCCGATCCTGATGCTATCTGTTGAATTATGCAGGTCGCCGCTTATTGCGTTGTCTGTCGTTTTCGTTAGTTCGCCTGCTGCGGTAGTCAGTTCAATATCATTATAGTAAAGCTTTAAATCCGTACCATCCCAGGTAAAAGAGCATAGCGTTTTTTCGTCTGTATCAAGCGCCTTTACCGCTACATATGATTTGTCTGTAGTGCTGCCATCGTCGCTAATGTCTACAGTGAATTTGCCATCTGTTGTTAAATAAGCCTTCCATGCATTCTGACTTGATCCATCCCAGTGCTTTGCTAGCGTCTTGACCGCTGACGTATTGCCGTTCCAGTCTACGAGGCAGCTGACGGTTAGATCGTCAGCATCATAGGTAAAGTCTGATATTGTTAGCTCATCACTACCGGTGGAGGATATGAATAGTGGCTCGATCTGGCTAGGCTTGTTGCTCGCTGGCATCGTCGCATCCTGCGAGCCGTCGCCCGTCTCCGAATCGTAGTAGATCGTCCTGTCATCGGTAGACACAAAATCAATATCCGTCGTGCCCTTAATTAGCTGTGGTTCCTCTACCTTAATCGCAGCAATACCGGTGCCTGTATAGGTCTGCGTATTGTCGCTAATCATAGCGCCCACAGCAAAGACCGTATTGGTAGAACTGAACGTGCCGCTATAGACAACCTTGCAGGTATAGGAGCCGTCGCCGTTTGCGTCAATCGTTGCGCTAGTAACGTTGCTGCCGCTGGTCTCAATCGATCCGCTACCAGTGAGCAGGAATGTCTGCTGGAAGAACCCGTTATTCTGCCTGCATCCAATCCAGGCGCGTGTACGACCAATCGGCGTAACCTTGGCCTTAAGGATTGCCGAAGTGCCTAAGCCTTCTGTATCTATCAAAGATTGAATGTCCTGATAGAAGCTGTGCCTGTTGCTATTCGTATCTTCGGTCAGCGTACCATCTGCCGAAGCGGTGCAACCGGTCTTGTTCCAGTCGCTATGAGTAAATGCCATTTAATCAGCTTGTGTTAATAGATTAGCATTACTGAAATTGACGATAGTAAGAGCAGTCAAGCCAGTAGCAGGGGGTACGCTGGCCGTTGCTCCTTCTCGCCTTGATAGACCTATCTTCCAGTCACCTGACGCCTGGTTGATAGCGCCTCCAGATATGTTGTAGAATTTGATCGTTAACGTGTCATTTGCCGACACATAGCCCCAAAACTGTACATCCATATCCCAGTTGCTGGGCGGACCTAACGTTACGCGGTCGCCAGGACGCGCGCCAGCTATTGTTATGGCCTCTGTGGTGCTTGTGCTAGCATTTAAGCTCGCCAGATCAATCGTTTCAGTGTGGTCCAGATCGATATCGAGATCGCCAGCGCTCGTAGAATCGAGGTTGAAAAAGGCAGTCGCATTGCCCTCACCGGTATTGCCGATAATGTGAGCGCTATTTAACAAGTCACCGGTAGCCACGGCATGGAGCTGCGTAGCACTTGCCTGGTTGTCACCGATGTGGTTATTGTTAACCTGGTGCTTGTTGCCCTCGCGCACATACACGCCCGCGCGTTCTACCGTTGCCGCTCCCGTGTCCGCGCCGTTACAGTTAATATGGCAGCCCTGTACGCTGTGGTTATCACCTGAGCGAATATTGATGCCATTCTGGTCATTAAGCTTGATGTGGCAGTCAGTGACTATGTTATGAAAGCCACCCTGCATCTGAACGCCATCAGTGCCGTTGCTGCTGATAAAGGAACGCGAGACAATCAGATCGTCGGCGTTTGTGGTAAGAATACCGATTGTGCCGTTATTCGTCACCTTGCAGCGGTCAATGATGCAATCATCACCCTGGATAAACATACCTTTATCGCTGCAGGAATCTACGCGCACGTCATAGGCGGTTATATCAGTCACGCCGCTATTAATGCGGAGCCCCGTTCCTATAAAGCCGGTTATTACGCAGTGCCTTAGCTCGCCGTCGCTGCCAGAGGACCACTCAACGCCGTGTGCATTGCCAGCCTGCAAAGAATCGCCGATAAAGTTGACGCGCTCTATCTTTACGCCTGAAGCGCTAATAACAAAGCAGGGATTATCCAGGCTTGCCGCAGCAACGATGCGCGTACCTATTGTGCCTGTAGATTCTTTCGTAGCCTGCCCGCGAATAGTAACAGCCTTGTTAATGGCAACGCTAGACTCTAACATGTAGTCGCCATGAGGAAGCTCGATGACAGATCCTTCTTCTGCTGCGCTGATCAGCTCCGCAAGCGTTCCTGACTCGTTATTGCCCGCCTGTAGCGCTCCGTACTCGATAGCATTGTACACGCCGCTTACCTTTTGCGCGCGCGTATTCAGAAAGCCCAGCGTGTTTCCTGTACCTGTATTGCCAGATAGCGCCGTATTCTTTACGACGTCGAAAAACATACCGTAAGAGCCGTTAAAGCTTGTCGTATTGCCGGTAATGGTGCCAGCAAATATATTCTTTAGCGTTATCCCTGCGCGGTTCTCGTTCGTGTTGCCCGTATCAACGCCATTGCTCGAAACGGTGTTGTTCACGACCGTTTGCACAGCAAGCAGCGTAGAATGCCCTACAAATATTCCCGCACCATCATTGCCCGATGATAGATTCTCACTAATAACGCTGCCGCCAAGCCCAGCCACCTTAAGACCGTACCCATCATTACTCGAGAAGGTATTGCGGCTGAAGGTGTTTGCAACGCTGGTCTCGACTGCCAAAAGCCCCCCGGACGTATTGTCGACGAAAATACAGTCATCGATGATACTCGATTGGCAGTCGAGACTTGCGCCGTTTCCTCCATTGCCTTCAAAAGTGGAGCCAAGAAGTTTTATTGTTACCGGCTGGTTAGTATTGCCCACAGTTGAGGTCTCTGATTTAAAGCCATCGCTCGTAAAGCCTGTTATATTACAGTTCTTAACCTGAACATTGGAGCCGCCTATAACCTGTATCGCATGCGTATCTGTGGTACCATTGCCGATAAAATGAATGTTCTCGAAGTGAATAGGGGAGAACTCTTCATTGGTTGTTGTTGTGTCCTGAATCTTGAAGATTGGACCCGTTAGGCTCGATCCGGACATAATGACGGCGCCCGATGGTGTAGCGTTAAAGCCGGTGCGCCCGTCGTCCTTGTAGTAGCTTGACTGCTGGCCAATCATAGAGAGCGCCTGCCCGTCAATCGTTATCGTAGAGTCTACCACATAGCGCCCTGGAGGTAGCGTAATCGCGCCGCCCGCTGCTGCTGCTATAATGTCCGACAGCGCGGTAGCGTCGTCTGTGGTGCCGTCTCCTTTGGCGCCTGCCCACTGGACCGCCCACGGATACTCTGAACCTACGCGGTGTATACGCTTGCCATCTGTACTGGCAAAGATTGTAATATCATTCGTGGTGCTAGATGTATCAGTGCTATCCTTAACAAAAGTGCCAGCACCTTCGCGCTGCCCGCTGTTATAGCTTTGCATGATAACAGCCTGCGACGTATCACCCACAGAGAGTGCCTGCAATGCTGTTTCGCTCTCTACCGTCTCAAGCTGCGTATTGCTGACGACGCTAACGACGCTGTTTGCAATAGATATTGCATTCCCTTCCTCGTCAATCTCATCAAGCGCATTAACTGTAATTACAGTTGTAAATGAATCATCATTGATTGCGCACCATGATGCTTTGATATTATTCTGTGGGTCCGCTGGCTTCCACGTCAAAGACCTGTACCACATACATTCATCAATGGTAGTACTGTCTGGTCTTTCGATCTGTATCTGGTTCTCTGGCCTAACCTCCGTAGAAGCCGCTGTACCCTTGTGGGCTATCGGACCATCATAGTACCTGGCAGGGCTGCCAAATTGAACAATCTTACGCTCCGCCGTCAGTCTGTCAAACGAATGGCCTGTAGCGGACGAAGGCACCGTAAGCTTCCAGTCCGTTGCTATCCCTACATCTGAATCGGTACTGTCTTTCTGGTGAATAGCGCCGGGGTATAGATCCAAAGGACCCTCCCCGAAATAGCTAACACCTATGTTTTTGATCTCTCCATTTGTTGTGCCTGAAATCGTAGCACTGGTCTTTGAGTAGCGCTTTACAACCTGTGACGAAGGATTGATAAGATCAAAGGTGATCGTGTCAAGAAGGATCGAAAACTGCGTCTGACTGCCGCTACCAGGATCATCCTCAACCACGTTTCGAAACTCCATATAAGGCGTTCCTGAAAGCCCATCAAGAACCGGCGTAGTAAACGTGAAGTCAAAGGACCAGTCAGCAGTCTGTATGTAGTTATAAATAGGTATTTCGTTAAGGGTGTCAGTGCCCGTCCATGTGGTATCAGACCACTTGAAGAAATTACTGCCCACCTTGAACTTGAAATACCAATAAGCCTCACGACCGGAAGGAAGGTCTAACCTTTCTGGCATCTTGAGGCGTAGCTTAATCCTGAACTTATAGCCCGTCGCACTACTAACAGACGTAATGGCGGACTGGTGTATATAATGCAGTGCGCCGTCGCTATTTGGCGATAGTTGCCAGTCTGCACCAAGATCTACGGAGTTGTCGCCTTCGTGTGCATCGTTATCCAGCGCAGGAACACCTACAATAGTCCAGTTATCAGATAGATTATCATCAGTATCAAAATCAAGGTTACTAAATATCTGATCAATGTCACCCTGGCAATAGGTAAAGTCGGCCTGCCCAATGGCTACTTCAGCGCCGCCCCGTAAGCCCTCATGAAAGAACAGTTCGTCTGCCGAATCGTCACTAACCTCAATCTTGGCATTTACCGTGCTTAAAACCGGAGTATCTTGCGCGCCTGCGCTCGTGTAATTCCAGGAGTTAAACGTATAGGGTAGTATTGCAGACACATTTCTTTCGCGCTCATAAATACACCATTTGCCCTGCGCCTGAAACAATTGCAAGCCCCAAGCAGCAAGCACGTTTATGAGAACTGTCCAGCAGGAATAGGCATTGCCCTGACTGTCAAGAAATACCGATTGATCGACCGTGTGGTAATAGAGCGGGTCGTCTTCTTCATCAAGGCTGTTACTGGCAAGATATGAGTAGCGCTGCGAATGCGTTGCCATATCCAGGTCTAAGCCTGTTTTGTCCAGGCACTGCGCAAGTATTGTAGAAAACCGCTCCTGCCCCTCATAGAATAATGCGCCGTCCTTGAATGATGAGTTTCTAAGGACACTTAGCCTATCTGTTGCTTGAAATGTTGAAACGTAGTTTTCTTTATAGGGGACAGTCCTATAGCTTTCTGGATCAATGAAGCCGCTCCAAACGGTCGTACTGCCTTCTTGGATTAGCAGCTTATAGCGCTGATCCGTCCCTGAGTTAAAGAACTCGACAAGCTTACCGGACGAATCATCAACAAAAGATATGGTAGCAACGGAAGGCGCAACAACCCAGTCGGGTTCGGATGAGTCGCACGTATAATTGATCGATATGGGACTAGGACCAGGCGCGAGATTAGAGTCAAATGTTGCCCCGTCCTCTTGAATGTGCGCATTCCAAGTGGTCGATGTCTGGTGATTGTACTTCGATATGGTGTATTTAGTAACAAACGCCATATTAGAAGCCTCTGCGCCTCACGCTTGTGCTTTCCGCTTGCTTAATTAATACCAGAAGCTCCTCGCCGCTAATACCGATAGACGTTGCCTCAAGCTGTACCTTTTGCGGCGCCGCCTGTGATGGGGGAGTGAAAGCATTGCCTAAGTCTAGGATTGGCGTTCGGGGTTGCTGAATAGCCTGGATTGAAGGCGTGGGCAATGAAGCACCTCCGCCTTTTTTGCTCCCAAAACTCAACCCCTCAATACCAAGTGCGGAGCCTAGTGCTGCACCAAAAGAAATCGGGTTGCCCGTCAATGCTCCAATACCGAGAGAAAGCCCAGTATCAAGTAGCGTACTGACCCCGAAATCGATAAGCTGATTTCCTATCTGTCTTAATGTATTCCTAAATTTAGCTGCGGCGCTATTTGCTTCTTCAAACTTGAAAGCCAGTCCCGAAAGCGCAGTTTCACCAATACTCTTAACTAATCCAAAAGCCTTAGATGTAAGGACCGTAGCAGACTCCATTTTCTGCATTTCTTCCCTAACATTGAAGAGCTTGTCTTTCAATGCCAAAAACGCTTCGCTTGATGGATCAACGCCAGATCCAATCATTTCAGTAAGCTGGCCTTCAAGCAATGCCGACTGCTGAGACATCGCCTCATAAGCGGGTATAATGTCATGCTGGGCAAGCTTTGAAACCTTACCCATGTCTAAGATGAACTGATCAAAAGAATCAATCTCCTGCTCAGGAAGCTCCGGCAATTCACCAAATGAGCTTGTGGCCCTGTCAAATTCTTTCTGTCTAGCTTCATTATTAAAGAAATCATCTAACCCACTAACTGACTGGCCTTTAGGAGGACCAACCGCAACCGAGTTTTTACCGCTAGGATCTTTAAATAAACCCCTGCCTTCATTCTGCCTGTTAAGTCTGCTTATGTTGGTAAGCTTTTGCTCTATGCTAGTGTAAAAATCAACCTGTGTCTGTAGCTCTTTGCGCTGCCGCTGCAAATCCCTAAGAATTACAAGTTGCTCTTCGCCAATCCCAACCAAAGAGGCAGCCTGTAATGCCTTCTCAAGGCTGCCTTCAAATATATCAGAATCAATCAACCCACCGAATTTATCTCTAAGTTCCTGGTTGATTCTGTTTAGTTCTTGCTGCGCTGCCTGCCCTAAAGCTACTACCTGATCCCTATTATTGATTTGAAATCCTGCTGTATCAATATTGACCGATAGGGCAGCACTAAAAGCGTCTTCAAAAGCTTTCTGTGTTAATTCTGCCTGTCTGCGCGCTTCACGCATCTGCTGCTCTACAACAGCACCAAATATCTTAAAGCCTGCCGTGGCTGCGCTTAATCCAAGCCCAGCAGCAAGCTTTCCGCCCATGCGTGATAACTCAAGCGTGGCCCCCTTTGTTTTTTTGCCCGCCTTTTCTACTTTCTTGGAAAGACCATCCGCTTTTTTTCCAAAGCGATCAACCTTTTTTCCGCTGTTTTCCAGAGTCTTCTCTAACCCGGAATCATCGCCTTCTATATGTACGGTAACGTCAGCCACAACTATTTGTCAAAGTATTTTGTATATGCTTCCGTGGCAGCCTCAACAATTTCATTGAAACTGAGATCTAGCAGTTCACCAACATCTTCAAGCTTTTTAATCTCATGCTGACCATTTATGCCAGCATAGACAAGGGCTCTCACGTGGTTTATTGTCATTCTGCCCATATTCCAGAGATTAAGCCCTGTAAGCGCCTCGGCACTAGAAAGTCCATTGGCAGTGAGCAGAATTGTATATGTTTTGTCGTCTATTGTAAAGCTGGCCTTGTTATCTTTGCTCATTTAAATAGGGGGTTTTATGGAAGCGTTAGTTCCTGTGTTTTATCTAGTTGTTTGCGTGCTCATCGGAGCATGGAATACCAATCGTGGCAATCCCTTTTGGGTTGGCTTTATCGCATCACTATTCCTGACTCCGCTCATAGGTGCTATATTTGTTGCTGTGACTAAGAAGACGGAAAAAACACCAGTTTAACCTCTGCGCCTTTCGCGCTTAAGCCTTGCCTCACTGCGATCATCTGCTGCCTTCATTCTTGCCTTAAGCTCCTTGATGCTAAGTGTTTTATTTTGCCACCTGTCAAGCAAATCCTTTGCTGATACCGGTTTGTAGTCCTTGATCTGCGTTCCTCCTATCATGTTGATCACATCACTAGTACCAATCGCAAGACGTAAGAGCGCTGTTTCGTGCATTACCTTAGCGTCATTTACCCGCTTATTGCCTTTAGTCCAGACCACACGTTCAAAGTCTTTTAGTGACATCTGCCAGAACTCAGTAGTCGAAATGTCGTATTCCACTGCTGTTTCTAGTAAGTAATTCCACGTAAGGGAATGACTTTCACCACCTTCTCGCCTAGCATCTGGAAAAAAAGGGTAAATGCGCGCATTACAGCGTCTGCTAAGTATTTGAAAGAACTGTTTAAAAGATCACCTGCCGCATCGATAGACTCGACGCCTTGATCGTGAACCATTGAGAAGAACAGCGCCCGAATATATGCGACACCACCACCGTCTATGCTCCAGATCGACTTCCCTAAAAAGCCTTCGGCTATAGCAGCCCTATTCATTGACATGCGCAGGATATAATCCTTGCCATCAATGCTCAATGCCACTTCACCAGCCTGGGGGTTTGCTGCTTTCATTGCTTACTACCGTATAAAAGATTGTCGTCTTTGTCGTAGATCTCTGCCTGGAAATGATCACGCCTAAACCTGACCTTTAATTCCGGCTTGGTGTCCTTCGTTAGCGTCATATGAACGTTAGGCCACTTATTGCCGTCACCAGGATCGGTGAACTCTATTCTAACAGCTTTTGTCAAACTGTAATCGGCGTTGAAATATTCTTTCAAGTGCCTTTTGAAATACTCCAGGTCTCCACCCTGAACGAGCATAAAAATCACCTTTGGGGGTTAGTGAATGTGTTATGATTATGCGTCTACAAGCTCATGCGTATAATCGCCATTACCTTCGATCACCGCCGTCCATGTGATCACGTCATCAGTAGGGTGGCTTTCCGTGTAATCAAGCACACGACCGCTGCCGCGCTTCTGATAATCATTAGTCACATCTGACGTATTAAGCCAGTAAACCAGCTTGGATGCGTCTGCCGTAGCCTTGGCTGCGTCGTGCACGATTGTATGCCCTGCGTTGCCATCGGTAGGAACAACGCCTGAAAGATTGATCGTATAGCCCTGTGAGCCGCCAAGCGTTTCGCGGAAGTTGCCCGTATCCTTATGAACCACAGGGATGCGATCTGCCGAAAGGCTGAACTCGAAAGACGTGATCAAGCCCACCTTTGTGTAGTTGGTTATTTCGTCGGGTGTAGATGGTTCTGATCCTGCATTTATATAGAACAGAAAATCTTTACCGACTTTTTCCGTATCTGCCATTACCTATGACCTATTTGATAGCGCACCCTAACAAGAGCATTGTAGATATCACCCTCTGGCCTGCGCTCTGTTGTTAAATCGTTTGCCTCTAGCTTGCGTCCTACCTCGTAGAAGCTCGCGCCAAGGCTTAATTTTGTCTCTCCTGGTCCCACCGCCTGAAGCACCGAATCTGCCATCTGTTTGACCTCTACTATGCTTGTGCTATGCAGGTAGATGTTATGGGCGATAGAGCTCGCATCCTGATCTTTAGTGGTGCCACTATCGTCCTCGTTGTCTTGACCAATCACCGCAAGCGGCATAGATCCGCCTTGCTCGGGATTAGTAACAGCGGTAGCACTGATCGAATCAGTAGTGAACTGCGCATTAATGGCATCACCTATTGCATCCTGTAATGCTAGCTTTGCAGATCTCATATCTGAATACCTTGCAAATCTGTTATTAGCTGCTCTAAAGCACGTTCTGCTGCTGGCCTGATATGCGGCCTTGCTGGTCTGCTCATTGGCCTTATGTGGCTATCTACCTGAACTTGAACAGGTCCTGATAGTGGCCTACCGAAAGCCTGTGTGATCACGCGCGTATGCGCTGAGACAGAGACAAAGCCAAAAAAACCGAACTCAAGAACCGAGGCATATTTAGCTGCAGCTATCAGTATGGTTGACAAGAAAGGCGAGTTGGGCACGTGTCTAATACTGCGCCTATGAAAACCGGTATCAACAGGAGCACTAGACTTTGCATAAAACTCCATGCGCGTGCCAGCAACCTTAAACTTGCGGTCAGCCTCCCTTAGAAACTTATCAGCTTCGGCGCCTAGCTTCTTTTTTGCCGCCTCAATACCCTTGACTTCAACTCTAAAGCTTGCCACAGTTATACCGCATTGTCTTGCTCGTAAAGCGCTACAATGTCAAGGACCCGGTTTCGACCATCTCGATTGTTGACACTGACAATGTCGTAGGCTTTAATAGTGCCGCAATCGTTATGCGTAAACCTGTTTTTGACCGTAACGCCAGTACGATAGCGCATCGTAATAACAAGCCGCTGCTGTGTCTCTAGACGATCCGCTTTCACCTGTTCGCTAGCAGCAAGCGGCTGCACGCTTGCGCACACATTCGTCACATCTGACCATGTTTCGCTATTCTCGTGATACTGGTCTTTCGTGATTGTCTTGACTTGCAGCGTCAGCGTCTCACGCAATGAACCAGATCTTAGCATAGCGTCCTCCAGGTATCAAAGAACGTTTTTGAGCTATCAGGAAGACGAGAAACGGCTGAACCGATCACGTAATCTTCCCGGTTTTCAAATACCGTTGACACGGCTTTTAATATGCCCGCCTTAATAGAGCTGGGCGCCTGCGTAGAATCGCCGCACACGAAACGGATGAGCAAACCGCCGAAGTCACGCTGAACCTCTGGCGACGTGGTAAACACGAGCCGCTCCTGGTCAGCGAGGTAGTAGGTTGAGCTTGCTATCGTTGTCTCAACGTCCGACTCATCAAGCGTCTTAACAGAGGTGATCGATGTTACCGGATAACGGGGGAGCGTTAGCACATCGCTTTCTAAGTAGTCCAGCCTTAATTCAAGGGTTCTACTCGTAAAGCTACGCGCGCAGTAGGCTTCTGCCTTTTCTTGAACGCCTTTAATCAGCATTACAAGCTCAGGATAATCCGCATCGAGGTTTAGATAATCCTTTGCTTCCTGCACTGACACAAGGTTGCTTCCTGCCGTTATGGTGGTAACGTCTATCACTTCTTCTTAGCCGCTTTAGCTGGTGCCTTTTTAGGCGCTGGCTTCTTGGTTTCGATTACCTCCACCGACGCGCCAACAGCCTTGATCTGCTCCGCTGTAAGATCATATTCACGACCAAAAGCGAGATTGATACCAGGCCCTGAACAGCTTCTAACACACTTTACTTTCATGGTGCTTCTCTTTTGAAGGTGGGAGCCCGAAGGCTCCCGTTGTCCCTCAATTACTATGCTTGTTCGCCGTACCCAATTGCTTCGGCCTGGAGTACTTTGTACACCGTGCGGAAGTAGTAGTGAAGGCGAAGCTGGCCTGTGGTGGCTGCTGAGTAAGGATCGCGCAGCACCTGGAACTCAGGAGCGTTACGAACACCTACATAGAACCAGTTACCAAACAGGATCGACTTGTTGCCTATGGCAAGCGTCTCAACCTTGTTCGAGAAATGCACCGGATACTGAGCCAAAATGCCTTTGGCGCCATTGGTTGCGACACTAGATCCTTGTGGATTGGTGTCGTAAATGAACTCATTACCCTGAATAGAGATGATCTCTCCATATGTCGCAGGGCGTGTAACCCATGCTACAGAGGCAGAATCATCCAGGTAGTAGGCCAGGTTATCATTGAATGTGATGTCCTGAATCTCACCGGCTGCGATTGCGGCTGTGCCTGCAAAGGACTTGAGGCTTGTGCCGTTGGTTTCGACTTCAGTGATCAAAAGATCATTGTGCGTCTTCGCCATGCCACGAGAGATAAAGTTCTCGATGAATGACATGAGGCGGCTATCTTCATCCTGCAGTAGTTCGTCGCTAAATTCTACACGCTTCGTGTACTTGGCCAGCGTCATCGCTACCGTACCGAGCGCTGGAGCGTCACGGTCGTTAGCTGCTGCTTCTGCCGTTGAAACGAACTCGCCGTCATCCTCTGCATCAACAGGCACGTTAACAGTAGTGCCAACGCCTGGGATGTTTTGAACGCCTAGGCGGTTAGCCAGCATCATTTCATCACGGCGCGCTACGATGTTCTGAAAGTGCCCCGTAGGAACAGCGTTTCCACCATCGGCAGCAGTGCCAACGTTCATGTCGGTATCATTAGAAGCCTTGATTGAAAGAACCTGCTGCCCTGTGGCGTTGGTTGCTTTCATGTGGCTTACTGCGCCCCAGTCACCGGTTTTTATCCAGTGTGCGATTGATTTCTGTTCGCTGTCGCCAAGTCCTGTCTTCAGGTTAACGTTCGCTGTAGAAATGTCGTGGGACGCCTTAACGATGCGCTTAGGCTCTTGCGAGTAAGCTTTTGCTTCCTGCTGGATAAGCGCGTTGTACTGATCAAGGGGAATAGTAACGTTCTGCGTAGGAACGATAATCCTTGATGGTTCTTGAGACTTAGTCTCTGCGGGCTTTTCAACCTCAATAGCAGGGGTTTCCTGCACCTGGTCGTCAGCCTGCGGTGTGGTATTTTCCATTTGTTGTTCTGCGGTTGTTGCATCGTTAGCCGATGCTGTTGGCTCCGCATTGCTTTCTTCTACTACAGGAATGTCCGTCGATAGCGAATCAACCTCTGCATTCTCTGTCTCTGAGCTTTCAAGCTCTGCGTTTGTAGGCACTTCGAGTGAAATACCTTCGATATTCAGTGATTTTAAGGGAATAGCCTGCGTACGTGGCTCGCATGGGGTAGGGGTGAGGCTTGCGTCTAAGCCAAGCGGCCACGACAGTATCTCGGTGGCGCTGCCTACCGATTTGCGAGATACAAGATGAGAAGCCGTACCAGATGACCAGCCGAGCTTACCCGCCTTTGCCATTTCGAATATTGCCTTTTCATACTCATCACGCATCTTGAGCTGACCTTCAATCCAGACACCTACATCATCAATCTTTAGCTCGCCAACTGCCAAATCGCGGCTTTTAATGGTTTTATCCATGCCGTGGTGATAAAGAACAGTGGACTTGGTTGCAAAACCGAAGTCGGTATCTTTCGTAAAGTAGTCACCGGCTAAGTCGGGGTCGCTTGCTGTTGAAAAGCGTACCAGATAGCCACCTACTTTCCCTTCGTCGTCTAGCGCTTTGACTTCGCCACCGTACCAGACAACTGTATCCAATTCTAGATTTTCCATAAACGTAAAAAAGGACACCTCGCCGATTGGCAAAGCGTCCCTTATGGACTAATAGTCAATTTCAAGCAAGACAGGTTTTCACGCTTTACGTGTGCCCGTCCTGCAGTTCTAAATATACACTAAATGCACATATGTTTCAATTACCAAGCTTGTCCTTAACAAGCTGTAACAATGAGCGGTCTTTTATAATTTGCGTTGCCATAATCCGCAAATCACCATTCTTATCCTTCTCGTCCCGCCTTTGAACGATGGTGTCAATAACACCAGCCTTGAGCAGGCGCATATAACGGTGCGCACGCTTAACCTCGCCTTCTGTAAGCTCAGGTAGGCCACCGTTAACAAGGACCATATTTAGCTTTTCGGCTGGGGTCATTCTGCATACGTTGTATATGAACCAATGCCTTGAATCAACAGGGTACACCTTTCCGGTGCATTATGTGGTACATCTAAATTGTACTCAACGACCCTGCCTTCACCTGTATATGTACCACCACTCCGAGGGAATGCTTTCCATGTGACTGTGCTTCCTGCAGAAGTAGTTGCAAACGCCTTTGATTCTAACAATTCAGACGGTTCAAATAGTTCTACCTCAACCTCATAAGATTGTAAGGCAAACAAAGCGGCAGAAGGAAATGCAGAGTCACGATTAAAGTGTAATGTGATATCCTTCGCTGGTACTCCTTCTACATAGCCAACTATATCAGCCTTATTAATCGCCTCATAGCTAACCTCAACAGGCACAATATCAGTTGATACTGCTTTTTGTTCTGGCTCGCCTAGCTTCAGAGGACCGACAAACGGCAGTATCGAAAAAGCCTTTAGTATATCTCGCCTGTTCACTAAAACGTACCTCGATTATTAGTATGCTTTGGCTTGTCACCAGACATAAGCCACAATACAAAGAAAGCGAATAATGTAAGTCCTAGTTCAATCATTTCGGTGCTTGTGTCCGCCTATTAATCTCCTTCAACCATGAAACATCAAGATCTTCGTAACTATCGGTAATTAATTCGCCGCCGCTTTCATAGCATTGCATCTTCTCGAAACCATACATTACTGAGTCGTCCTGCTCAAGCCCTAAATGCTGTTTTGCAATTTTCCAATCAGGAATCCCCGTAACTTGACATAGAATACATTCTGTTTTTGACTCAATGCTAGGCCCGTTAATTTTCTCTGCCCAGCCTGGATACTGAAAATCTAGCCAAAAAGCACCATCCCTTACCCTTTCATGGGTAGGTATAAACTCATGATATTTGTAAAAGTCATAGCTCATTCTATAAACGGTGCCATTGTGCACCGGCAGTTAATGACCTGATTAGCAGGGCCTGCAGGATCACCAGGATGCTGCAGCAAGCTATTACCAACCTCAAAGGGTAAGTTTATATCGATTGGCTCAGATAGGCGTGTATGTACACGCGAATCATGGTCCTCACGCACACGATCGTCAGCCGTAGAAATCCAGATCTTTGACGGTATGCCAGCAGCTTTCCAGCTCTCTAGCTGTCCAGCCTCAAAAGCCCCTACAACAACAGTATTGGTTATCCTGTCAACCCGCCACTTTTTGTAACCCTCAAACAGTCTACGCAGCGCCCTTTGCATTTCCTGCTGGCTTGCATTCTCCTGCGTCATACTGATTAGAAGGCTTGTTACCTGCTTCTCAGTTTCGCGGTTTACCAGTTCACTACGCGCTACCTGGCGCGCAATAATCTCGTACTGGATAGGAATATCTTCTATCTGCTCTGCTGTCAAGTTAGCCCTTAAGCCTCCTGCCAGCTTGCCGGAATCGATTGCCTGCCTGATTGATGCAGACAGCACCTCAATGAAACGCCGCGCCCATCGGGAGAAATCAAACAGGGTAGAAAAGTCTACTGTTTTGATCTCTGGCATAATAGCCGCTTCCTGCTCGTCAAAGAACTGCTCAATGATAGGTGCTGTGTTGCTGTAATGCGGTTGGCGTAGGGTTTCTATGGCTTTCCATTCATTAACTGCATTAGCCTTTACGTAATCACCACCTCTTAAAAGATAGTTTCCTCTGTGATTACCACAGATTTCCAGCGTCCTTAAGCTCTCTGCATACCCTGGATAGTGTTTTGCAGGAGCCTCTAAAAACCCACAAAAGGCGGGTCGAATACCTCATCAAGCGGCATATCTGTCTCCAGCCGCTGCTTTATTATGGCTGTTTCGTAGGCGCTAAGGTGGTCCGGGTTAAACTTTACCTGCCTATTGTCTTTCTTGCTGATTTTGCGGCGCCAGTTCTTTAGGTCTGCATCATATGAGGTAATGCCGTGATTAATTACAGGCATTTCAACAACACCACCCGTACCCTTACTAACTGCATAAAGCAAATCACCACCTGCCACTTTCCAATCGGTAACCACCTCTTTAGGCTTTTGCTCCTCAAGAACACGCCGCACAATATCCTCGATTGCTTTCTGCTCGTCCTCCTGGCTCATATCCTCGTCTCCTGCGCTAATCTGTGCAGGCTCTTCCTCGCGTGCGTCTATGACGATCTCAGAGGCTCCCAGCGGCTGATATCCTAGCAATTCCCTACCCTCGTCCTGCGTAAGCACAGGGGCGCCGACAACCTGCACCACCTTGGCAGCCTTATCCAGTTCGTAGCGCTGAATGATTTCTAGCCTTTCCGGGTGGAACGTCAGTTCGTAGCCAGCAGGGGAGAATAGCTGTTTGTTCAGCTCACGCATTAAGAACTTAGCCTCAGGAATAGCCGTGAAGCTGTAATAGTTCACGTGGTCCTGCTCTGCTGTGGCAAAGTTGGCAGCGCTGCCCATCATAAGCGATAGCGGAATACCTAAAGCCGCGCAAACAGCTTCTCGCTGGTCCTTGGTCAGCTTGGCGTCACTAAGATCATTTAAGCCCTCACCAATAGGAATAGGCTTAATCTTACTGTTAAAGATATGCTGATCACCACCGTTGAACCAACCTGCCAGCGTCTTTTTCCAGCTCTTCTTAAGCTTCTCTAGCTGTTCCGGCTGCGCATGCTCTCCTCCTTCAACGCTTAATATCGTGGCTTTTATCAGCCCTTTATCAAGAAACGACACCAGAAAGCCGTCTAATGCGCGCAAAACCCTCGCGTTCTGCAATCCTGCCTGCTGTGACGCTGGGCCATTCTCTACAAACGGGTCAGGGTGGAACAGCGCTATCATGTCTTCGGCAGAGTAAATTTCCTGCTCCCCGTTCACCTGTCGCTTATATGCCACAATGCCGCGCTCTTTCGTCTTTACGGGCTCAATCTTGATAGGGTTAAAATAGTGCAGCCCGTCGTCCTGTCCGTCCGACTCCTTAAGCGTATACGCCTTGCCAACAGTAACCAGCGCCGCCTCCCACATGTATAGAAAGCGCGGGAGCTGCTCAACGAATGCCAGCTCGTCAGGCACCTGCGCATCATCACTGCTCCATATCGGTTTATCGCTGCCGGTGGTTGTTATACTCCACGGCATGTTCTGGATGGTCTTGGCGCGCAGATCAACACACCTATGAAACCATCCCTGTTCATGGAATAGGGTAGTAACGTCCGCTTTTGTTTTCTTGTCCTGATTGAACCAGGAAAGAATTGTATTAAGCGAAGTTGCTTTAAGGGGGTTTCTTGTGTCTAATACTTTAACGCCTGCCATTATTCCTTATTTATTTACCATACCAGCCAGTCCATAGGTTTACTAACCTCTGACCATGCCAGCGCCATGCTCATTACTGTATCGTCGTGAAAGCCTTCTGGTGCATTATATCTGAACCTACCAGACGGCAACCGTTCAACCTCGTAAGCTTGCAGCTCTGCTATTGTCACAGAATCATCCAGTATCTGGATATCATCCTTTTCAAATGCTAGCGCCAAACCGTCAATGATAGCCGCCTTACTGTCGTTCGTCGTTAGAAACGCCTCAACAGGCATGCCAGAGCGGTAGAGTTGCTCAATTAAAGGCTCGCCCATGCTGTTTTTCTCAGCAACTATCTTATAAGGCTTAAAACGCTCGTATAAGGCTTTTAGTCTCGATAGCTGCACCTGGTAATCAATCTGATTGAACCGGTCTTTGTAGACTTCCTGCTTAGTAGTCTTATCAATTACCGTAATAACCGTAAAATCCTTTAGTTTGCCCCAGTCAACGCCAAAAACGTATTGATGTCCTTTGATAGCCTTTTCCTGCTTTGTCGCAGTAGCGCGATCTTTAACGTGCCTAAATACAACACCAGCGTCCTCAATGAACTCGGCTAACACCTCCTGCTGAAACAGGCGTTCTGGCATCTGGCGGTACATAGCATCAATCTCAACAGGATCGATGAACGGGCTCTCGCTTGTTGGCATTGTCCAGCTCATCCAGTCGGCTTTCTGTGGGTCCTGGCCCCACTGGTACATTTGCCAGTAGAAATTCATGCCTTTAGGCGTGGACAGGAAATAACCGTCGCCCTGATAGTCTGCCAGGGTAGGGCGTATGCTTGCCTGCCACGCCTCCTCCAGGTTCTTAACCATTGCAGCCTCATCAACCACCACTCGTTTGTACTTGTAGCCCCTTGCCGCGTCCTGGTCGTCTAGTGACCACATATCGACAGAACCGCCTGTAATTAGTTCTATGCGTTTCTCGGTGGCGTTGCTGCGCTTGGTAATAGGCTTAAGAATCTTTCGTATCTCGCGCCACGGTTCTGCCAGTAGCTTGTAGGAGGGTGCAAACCAGGCAGTAGGCTTTCCTTCGATAGCAGGTAGACAAACGCGGTTTATACCAAGCACTGTTTTGCCAAACCTACGCCCACAATTCACCACCGAGAAGCGTTTAGATTCCCTCATTATTAGCCGCTGTGCTTCGTGCGGCTTAGGAAACGTTATCGTCGGTAACGTCGCTTGCATACTCTACAATTATCCTTTGTGTGCCATTGGTTTCTAGGTGGTGCCTCTCCGACCATTCTTGAGGCTTCCTGCGCTTAAGCCATTCGACGGAAGCACGCCAATCAGTGTCAGCATGTCTCTTTAAATTGGCTACGTGGTAAACCTCGCATTCTGCTTCTGCGCGTGTTACTGCGTCAAAAAAGTCAATAAAAGGCTTATCCTCCTTATATGACTCACCGTCTTTCTTTATGCGAGGGTTCTCGCCTGTATTTATCCAGTTATAGAAAGTCGCATGAGTAATACCAGCATAAACAGCGGAAGCGCGGCGCGTATTACCTGCCCGTAGTGCATCGCATATTTTCTTCTGAACTTCGCTATTTAGTTTGGTTTTCCTGCTCATGCCGCCGCTGCAAGCTCTGTCTGTAGCTCTGGTTCAAGTCCCATTAAGGAAAGGCGTTCAAGTATTACGGCCACATAGCCTGGGTCTATTTCTATCGCGTAGCACGTGCGGTTCTGGCGCTCTGCTGCTACTATTGTGGTGCCGCTGCCTGCAAACGGTTCGTATACATCGCCCTTATGGTGTCTGATTGGACGTTCCATACACTCTAGGGGCTTTTGGGTGCCGTGACCCAAGCCGGAGTCATCTCTTGCTGGAATATTCCATAAAGTGGTTTGCTTTCTGTCACCAATATAATCAGCAGATTTCCCTGGCTTAAATGCATACCAACACGGCTCGTGCTGCCAGTGATAATGTCCACGACTCAACGCCATGCGGTCTTTAGCCCATATAATTTGGCTACGCATCTCAAAACCTGCGCTTTCTAAGCTAGTCTGCACCTCACTGGCATGCCGACCGGCATGCCAGCAGTAAGCAACATTAGCAGGCGATAATTCCCATGCTTCAGTCCAATCCGCACGATCATCGTTCTGGACTTTGCCCATTTTATTCTTGT